CGGATGGCACCCCCGATTCATGTCGACCCGGTTGCCCTCGATGGCGCCGGTAGAACGGTCTCCAGCTCGGTGGGCGGGTGGGACTCTGCGCTGTCGACATTGCAGTCGGCGCTGTCGAGTTCGGCCGGTATGGGTGGGGATGACCCCGCCGGGATCGTGTTCGCGCGGTCGTATGACTCGTCAGCCAAGGAACTCCTTGAGGCGATGGTGGACGTGTCCAACGGTGCGGGGCGGGCCGCTGACGGCATCCGGGCCTCGGCGACCAACTATTCGCGTGCCGAGGTGGCATCCAACATCGACGGCAAGGGCGGCGACCCACTGCCCGCTGCCTCGCCCACTCCCTCGGTGAAGGCCGGGACCCCACCGTCTGCGGTGGGTAGCGATGTTGGCGACCCACCCGGTTGGTTCCTGGTGGAGCCGTTCATCGGAATGATTTGGCCAAACGGCGATTCGGCGAAGCTGCGCGCCGCTGGCGCCGCGTGGACGGCTGCCGGTGCGGCATTCACCGCTCAGCAGGCCGGACTGGCGGGGGCGCAGGCAACTGCGCAGGCCCAGCAGATCCCCGAAGGTCCCAAGATCGATAGCGCGTTCAAGACGATTGACGGTGCTGTCGGCGAGGTCGGCGGCATGTGCACCACCATGGGCACCAAGCTCAACGACTACGCGGCCAAGATCGATACGGCGCACGCATCGATACTGGACCTGTTGGCCCGCTTGGTAAATCCACTGACCGGTGCCAAACAGGTTGTGGACTGGATTACCGGCGAAGACGACGACGAAATAAAGAAAATCGCCGCCGACATCCGCAACATCGTCAACCAGTTCAAGTCCGAAGTGCAGTCGCTCGCGCTGCTGCTGGCGCCGATCATCCAGGGCGCATCGATGGTCATCGACACCCTAAAGTCGTTGGTACAGATGCAGGTTGAGCTTTTCGGCAACGAGATATACAACACCGTGGCCCCGGTGGTGAATGCCGCTGCATCCTTGGGGCAGGCCATGATCGACAACCCCGGCCAGACAATCCAGATGGCAGCTGGGGTCGGCATGATGGCGGTCGGCTACGACATGATGGCTGCGGCGGGCGTCGGTGAGGTCTTTACCGGTGGGGCTGCCACGCCGGTCGCTGCGCCCGTCGCTGTTGCCGGTGCTGGCCTGCTCGCTGGTGGCGCGGTCGTCGCCATACCGCCAGCACTCGACCTCTCGAAAGAGGCTGCGGTCAACGGTGTGACGGTGATGGAGGCCCGGACTGGACGACCCGGCGAGGGCATCAACCGTGGCGACGACCGCGATTCCATCGGCACGTTCACAGGCCGAGGCGGCACGGCGCGGGGATACGGCCGCCAACCAGAGGCGGAGGGTGTCGCCAAGTACAAAGACGAGACCGGGCGTTGGGTGAGCACCGAGACGAAAAAGTCGAGAGTGGACGGCGTTGACCATGGCCGCTACTACGACGGGCATGCCCGTAAGCCGGACGGTACGTACGAGGGCATCGAGGTGAAGTCGGGGGGTGCGTCGAGGGATGGCCAGCAGAGGGCGTTCGATGATGCTGTGTCGTATGAGAATCCGGCCTATGTGACGATCACCAATGAACAAGGCGTCGTGGAAACAGTGAAGATCACCTCGGTGAGAGTTGTGGAGGTTCCTGCGGAATGAGGATTGACAAGCCAACCCACATCGCAGAATCAAACCTGGCCAAAATGCGTACCAGTGACTTTACGGAAGAAATACCAGGCCAGCTCGCAGCGGGGATAAATCGTTTAGGCACAAAGGGATACACGTACTACTCAATCTACCCGGTTGCGCCAGAGGTCCGATACGATGAGTTCCCATACTCGCCTGAGCGCATCCAAGCCTGTGGTAGGGATGGCAGGCTCACGGTCGAGATTAAACGGCTTGAGGCTGATGGTGTGCGGCGCCATTACACCATCGGAAGACCTTCTGCAGCAAACGAATCCGAGACCGAAGTGGTCTACAACGGCGATAGCGCTTACCCGGTACGCCCATCAGAGGTATTGACACCAACCGAGGCCATCAGACTATTCCTGGGCTACTACGACACAGGCGACGTTGCGCCAGGCTGGCACCTGCGCGAGCAACCCGAATTCGCCGACGCCGGGTAGGGTGCATGTCCACCGCTGTGTGGGCACTCCTGTTACCACTTCTGACCTGTGCGTGATCTTGTAATCTGCCGTCCATGGCGAGAGAGATGGGCACCCCGGCGAAAGCGTTGTGGGTGTGTCTGGGGGTATTTGTCGGGCTGCTGGCGTTCATGGCGGCGTGCGCAATAGGGCTGTCGGGCCAATCCGGAAACGTTGGTGTGAGCGTTGAAGTGAGGCAAAAGTACGCGATCGAGACATGCCAGTCTGCTCTCATGAAGCGTATGCGTGACCCTGAGAGTGCGAAGTTCGCCGATGAGGTGGCCCGTGAAGGTGTGGCGCATGGAGGTGGGCGTGATCCCGAGTTGGACTACTCGCCCGACCGCGGTGATATCTACTTTACGGTGACGGGCAATGTCAATGCCAAGAACGCGTTTGGTGGTTACACGGGGATGCGTCCCTACACCTGCGATGCGGTGGTGGACAGAAACGGCACAACGCAAAGCCGGGCCCGCGTGCTGGATTAGTGCACTAGAAACACTAATAGCGCCCCTCACCGGGTCGGGGTGAGGGGCGCTATTTCGTTGGGCTGCAATCAATGCGGGCTCTCTACACCTCGTCGACGAGCTCTGCCGGTAGCTCGGGTGTGGGGGTTTCGGGTCTGTGTTGTCGCGCCCAGCCCATCCATTCGCGGATGTGTCGGACGGCTGCGCGGAGTTTGTCACGATATTGGTCGCGCTGGCCTACGACGATGGCTAGTTGAGCTTCCAGGTCGCGGACTTTGCGCGAGGTGCGGGCTTGCCAGGCGCCCAGGATGGCGACGATGGCGCCGCCGACGGCTTGGATCTGGTCGGGGCTCACCGGCCGCTGCCCGCCACGAGCTTGAACAGGCTGGACGGTACGACGGCCTTGGTGGCCGAGGCGGTACCGGATCGGCCTAGCTTGATCGATGCCGCAGAGAAGATGAGCGATACCGCCAGCGTCCCGGCGCCGACATTGATGCCGCTCTGCCAATCGATCTCGGTCAGGGCTGCGTTCACTGCGGCGTCGGCCAGGTTGGCGCCGACGATGAAGCCACCCGCGAACGTCTTGATAGCGCGCTCGGCAGCGTCAACGGCGGCGTCTTTGAGCCAGGGCGGGATGGTGATGTGCATGACGGTCCTCTCGGCGGTTGGGTTGTGGATAACTGCGTTTGGGCAGTTCAGGGGGAGTTTTTTCGATGGCGCCATGGATAGGGAGCGCTACGGTGTGGGGAGTCCCTGCGCGCTCTCCTCGCGCGGGGGCGGACTGATCTACGCGGCGATGGCGGGGGTGCGGCTGGCCCAGTCGCGGACGTGCTGGATGGCGAGCCCGAGATAGGTTTGGCCGGGCCATACTTCGCGGTACTCGTATTGAATGTGTGCGGCGGTTGGTGGGCTGGTGGTGACGAATCGCAGCGCGATCAGGGCGGCTTGCGCCGCGGCCGCGGGCCCGGTGAGCTTGTTGATATCGCCCCAGCCGAGTAGGCCTTGCAGACCGCCGAGGACCATGGGTAGGCCGAGTGCGGCGATACCGTTGGGGCCGCCAGTGAGCGCGCCGAATATGGCGGGCAGCTCGATTCCCAAGGCCTTGGTGGCGATTTCGGGAATCTTGGGCAGGATGGCGCCAGCGGCCCCGAGTGGGTCGGTGATCTGGAATGCGGTCACGATGTCGAAACAGTCGTCCATGATGTCCCCGACGACACCGCGCGGGATGTTGCCGTACATGTCGGCGGGGTCGGTGAGCCAGCAGTGCCGGTAGTCGCCTGTGTCTCCGTAGCGCCATGACGAGATGCCTTGCCCGGCAAGGATTGGGCCGCCGTAGTAGCTGCCACCATACGGACGTGTGGGGTCACCGATGCTGAATGAGCACAGGTAGTTGTTCGGGTAGTGCTCGGCCAGCCACGCGCGGAACCGGGCGCCTGCGACCGCGCCGGCCGAGTATCCGCCGATGACAACCTTGATGTTGGGGTTGATCCGGTAGCGCTCGGCGAAGATGCGTTGTGCGTCGGCCACCGCGATGTCGACGGCCTTGGCCATCGAAATGTCGTTGATGCTGCCCGCGGCGCCGACCGGGAGTCCGCCCATGGTTGCGGCGAATTCGGGGTGTACTTCCTCGACGAGGTTGGTCACGGCCTGCATGACGCGAGATACGTAGTCTTGGCCGATGATGCCTCCGGTGCCCCGGAACATTAGGCCCAGGTGGCGGTTGGCGGGCGGGGCTGGGGGCGCAATGCCCAGCGCGTGCAGGTCGTCGTCGGACACCTGCCCGGTGGGGATCTGGCCGGTGCGGCGCTGATACTCGGCGGCCCACAGGGCAGCGCGCGGCCCGAACTCGTCGGTATCTTGCGGCAGCGGCCCCAACAGCCGGGTGTACAGCGGCCCAAACCAGTCGTTCATCACGGCCCGCCACTGACGGACCGTTTCATTGCGGTCTCCGATGCGGATCACTTGGACCACACCTTGTCGCGCAGCGTCATACCTTTTGATGCCCAGTCGGGATGTCCTGGCCCGAGTTGTTCGGCGATGTATTCCAGTAGCTTGCGGTCGGGAGCTTCTTGGACGAATTTCTGGTGTAGTGCAATAGGATCGACCGCCGGGGGCTGCGAGGGCGCGTAGATGCCGAGGTATCCGGCGCGCAGCTTGGCGGCGAATGCGTCATTGCGTTTGTCGCCCTCGGGCCAGGCCATCTGGTAGTGCATCTCGTCGGGGCGCGACCAGTCGCGGCCCCAGAACACCGAGCCCTCGAACAGGGCCAGGCCCTTGCGGACCTTGGCCTGCGTGGCGGCATCCATCGTGTACCGCTGCCAGGGGTACTTGGGTGCCAGCACATCAACAGCGGTGCCTGCCAGGTGATTACTGTTGGCGACATCGTTGGTGGCCGACCAGCCCCATACCGGGGAGGTGATCTCTTCGACGTTGCGGTCATACCAGTACAGCCAGGCGCCCAGGATGGTCAGCGGGGCGCCCTTGCGCAGCGGTGCGGTGTCCACGAGGTACAGCTCGGGTATGCGCACGATGTCGCATTCGTCCCGGTTGCACATGCGCCAACCGTTCTCGGAGGTCGTATTGCCGTATGCGGTGCGGAAACTCATCGGGTGTACTTCCTTTCGATGCGGGGGTCGATCTCTTGGGCGTAGGACGAGAGCTGGTCGGATGCCCACTAGCCGAGCCGGAATGAGAGGGCGGCAAGTGCGGCGTAGAAGGCCGAGTGTTTGAGCAGCTGGCGGGCCATGACTACACCCCCCAGAACTTGAATGTTGGTGTGACATCGACTTGTAACGGCTGCGATCCGTCGTTGACGGTCAGGGAGACCGGTAGTGCCTCGGTGCGCAGCAGGGTCGCGCCGTTGAACACGCCGTATCGGTTGATCACCGTGCCGTTGGTCACGGTGCCGCCAGGTACCGAGATGGTCACCAGCGAGCCGGTGGATGATGCCTTGTCGATGCCGGATTCGGTGACATCGACTGGGGTGGCCCAGGTGGTGTCGGCGTAGGCGGTGCCTACGCGGGTGGAACCGGCGAATAGGCCGATTCGGTTGCCGAGTGCGGTGATTGCGGCGCAGCAGGCGCGTCGGTGCGCGCCTTGGTATTCGGACATGCGGGGGCCTTTCTGTTGGTTACGGGGTTTCCCAGGTGGTCCATCTGCTGATGCGCGGGGTGTATCCCAGCGCGACGTTGCGGGGTGATTCGGTCGTCCATTGGTGGTCTTTGTAGGGGGCGATAACGGATTTGAGGTAGGCGCATCCGAGTTGGCCCTCGATCATCAGGCCGCCGAAGGGCTGGTAATCGCCTGTGATGACGTAGGTTTCGTTGACCTGGTACCAGAGGTAATCCTCGGTGTTGACCGGAAGGCTGTCGTCGTCAAAGTCCCAGATGGTGGTGTTGAGCCTGGGGACGTATTGCAGGAGGCATTCGCCGACGTTCGGGTCGTGTGGGGCCGCGTCGAGGTAGTAGTTTCCGTTGATCAGTCCGATTGGGCCGTCGTTCATGTAGATGTCGAAATAGGAGGTTTCGCGTCTGCTGTAGAAGTGGATTCGGAATGAGTAGTTGTCGATGTCGTTGGGGTTGGCCATGTTTGGGTGGTCCCTCCTGCGGTTACTGGTATGCGCGGCACCAGGCGCCGCCTGTGCCGCCGATGCCGCCGGGGCCGCCGAAGTTGGCACCGCCCGCACCGGCACCGCCGGGCGCGTAGCCCGTTCCGCCATCGGAGGTTTGCGTGGCGCCGCCCGGGTAGGTCACGCCGTTGTAGGTCGTGTCGCCCGGGCCGGGGCCGTCGTTGGCGTTGATGCCGGTGGGGTGCTGCGGGCCACCAGCGCCGCCAGCAGCGGACAGGCCCGCCCATCCGTCGCCGATAGCGGTGGTTGCCGCACCTGGGCCGCCCGCGGTTCCGGCGAATCCGCCGCTACCCTTTGCGCCGCCTGCGCCGATGACGAATGCCAGGGTTGTTGTGGTCCAGGGGATGTGCACGCCCCGCTCCAAAGTGGTGGTGGCCCAGGTTCCCGGGCTGCCGGGGAAGCCGCCGAGTAGGTAGAACGTGCCCGAGCTCGCACCGCCGCCGCCAGCGCCGACCAGCGCCAGATCGAGATAGCGGCACCACACCGGGATCGGGACCACGGTCGTGCCGACTGCGGTGATCGCGGTCAGAGCTGCCGGTTGCGGACTGAACCGGGCGGTGGCGGTATCGGCCCCGATGGCTTGACTGGCGCTGGTGGGAAGCCGAACCCGCGACAGCACCGCGATATCGGCGGCCGTGGCGGCACCGACGGCGGCCAGGCGGGGGAGCATCTGCGCCATCTCGGCGGCCACGGCCGAATCGGTGGCGCGCACACCGGGGCGGGCCGAGTCGGCACCTATCCCGGCGTCTCGTGCAGCCACGCGCAGCTTCGCCCGCGCCAGGTCGGCGCCCCGGCCGGCATCGCTGGCGGCCAGGCCCACTCCTGCGACGGCGAGGTCTGCGCTAACACCCTGATCGATGCCCGTGTGGGCCACCCGCAGCAGACGGGCCAGATCGGCGCCGACTGCCGAGTCCGCGACGGTGACCCGTGGCATCCAGACCCACTTGCCCATGGATGGCGGCGAGGGCGGATCGGGCTTGGTCGACCACCTACTCGATTGCCCCGAGGGTGCAGACGGATTGGTGGACCAGGGCATCAGACCGCCTTGATCGCGGCGTACCCCGCGGCACCCCAGCCGCCGGTACCGGCGCTGCCACCGGTACCACCGCCGCCGCCCGCGCCGCCGCCACCGGGCCCGTTGCCCGGGGCTCCGTTGGCCGCACCCACCGACGCGCTGGGCGGGGTGTTCTGCCCGCCCTTGAACAGGCGCGCGGAGAACCCAAGATCGCCGGGGCCGTAGCCCACCGAGTCGCGGTTGTAGAAGCTGCCATAGGCCAGGCGCCCCAGTCGGCCGCCGACACACCGCAGAATCTCGCTGTTGTCGCTGCCGTTGCGGAACACGATGTCGTGCCCCGGCTTGCCGTCGGTCTCCTTGCTGCCGGGCTCGCCGCCAATACCTGTGGGTGAACCCACACGCTCGGACTGCACCGTGATCTGAGTGACGGACCCCGGGATGTCGACGCCGCGTTCCAGCCGTAGCGAGTTCCAGGAACCGCCGCCGCCCCCCTCGCCGGGCTTGTTCCAGCCGCCGTCACCGCCGCCGCCTCCACCACCGCCACCGCAGCCCGCCAGGTACAGCACGGTGCTGGCGCTAGGGATGTCGTAGACGGACAGGGGCAGGTTCGACCCGGTGGGTGAGTACTCGGTCCATTGTTCTGCCAAGTTGGTCGACTCGCCCAGGGCGCCCCATACCGGCGTGAATTCCACGTGCCCGCCCACCAGGGTGGGCAGGGAGGTGTAGCCGGTGCCGCCGTCTTGGGTGAAGAACAGGGGGATGTTCTGCACGACTTCCAGCACGGTCGGTATGGCCGGTGTGGTGTAGAGGCCCTGCGGGTTGCCGACCTGCAGCACACCGATGAACGCGGTGTGACCCTTGGGTACGGTCAATCCCGGCGACGGAATTGTCAGAGCTTGCACGCGGCTGGTACCCGATAGTCGTGCCTTGACGTTCCCGAGGTCGACGGCCTTCTGAATTTGCAGCGACTCATTGATCCGGTACACGCCCACGTAGCACTGCGTCATGCCATTGCCGGTGATGGCGAATTTCACGGTTCGATACGTGCGCTCAACACCCGGCGTGATGGGGATGAACACCAGCTTTTGATCGGCCGGTACGAATGTCGACTGTGCATTGATGATGGGGAACGACACATCGTCGTTGATGCCTGTGGACATCCAGCGAGGGGTCAGTCGTGGCAGATTCACAACATCGGTGGCGTACACCGCGGCCGCGTACGCGTCATCGGCCTTCTTCTTGAGGGCAGCGGTCGCAGTGGATACATCGACAGGACCCCTGCCACTAGATCCGTCCCCAAATACCGCGTTCCAGAAGTTGTTCCACGTGTCCTTGAGGTCTTCTCCGATGTCGGTGCTGCCGATCGGGCTGTGCACCTTAGCCGGGGGCAGCTTCGGGATATTGCCCAACCCGAGTAGTCCGATGATTTCCTCGGCGGTGATCTTGCCGTCGGCGGTGATCGCGGCGAATCGCTGCTCGAAATCGGCGATGTCCGAATTGGCTTTGCCGCCAAGGGTGTCAAAGAACGATCTCCACTTGCCGAGCAGCGGCCCGAGGTTCGACATGACCGAGGTGACGTTGGAGAAGTGGATGCGGCCGGCGGTGGCGCCCTCGGTCACGACCAGGGTCACTGTCGCGGACTTGACCGATCCGTCGGTCGGCACCGTCCACGAGCCGGTCAGGCTGGCACGTATCCAGGACGAATCGGCGGCCACGGGCTGAATCTTCTTGATGACGATATCGGGGAGCTTGGTGCCATCGGGGGCAAACGGGGTGATGCACAACCGGATCGGATTGGACCCCGCTGCAGCCGAGACGCCTTGCCACATCGCCGATGCGGCGATGTCCACCGCCTGGCCGGCAGCTACGTTGAACGGGTCTTTGATGCTGATCGCATGCAGCTGGCCATCGGCGTCGAGGTAGATCGACTTACCCGACAGGTGCCCGTTCTGGGCGGCATCGAATCGCCAGTACGGGTTGTCCTCGACCATCTTCGGGTCGGTGAATCCGCCAGCGCCGCCCAGTAGGTCGTGGGCCACATCAGCCACCCACGACGCCGGTATGACGCCCTTGAAGAACTGGCCCGCCACCTTGGCGATAGCGGTCAGGATCGATTCAGGATGGGCCAGATCGATGCCAGCCAGGGCGTTGCGGATACCGAGGGCCCATGTCCCTAAATCATTTTCGTCGCCGTCCTCGATCCCGGTCAGCAGCTCGACCAGATCGCCGAGACCAGGTTTGTCTTTGGCCCACTCGCGCAGCTGATCAAACGAACCCACGCCGGGAATGAGGTGCCCCATGACCGCGAGCACCACGCGACCGAGGAACTGCTCAATGAACCCCTTGCCGAACTCCTGGAGCTGTTGGGCTGTGAACGGCCGCGTGAGACCGCCGCCCTGCTCGCGGTGCACCGGGGCCGAGGGGACATCCCTTGCCCAATCGGGGATCTCGGGCAGGTTGTCGGTCACAGCGGCCAGGCCTCTATGTTGAAGTGCGACATCGCGGCGGTGGCGATGTACGTCGATGTGCCGGTTTGGCGCTCGCACCGGATGTGCACGGTGGCCGAGGTGCCAGCGGCAATGGTGTCGTAGTCGGCGGCGGTGCTGCCGGGGCCGATGGGCTTGCCCGGTGAGAACGCCAGCCGATCAGTCTGGGCGATGCCCACGCAGCGGCCCACGATGTTGCCGTCGGTCTCGCCGTTGAGCCGGGCCAGCAGATTCACGCGCACGTCGGCCGCTTCGCCGGTAACGACCGTTTGGCCTTGTGCGCGGATGCGCCGAGGCCACGGGCGGGCAGGGATGTCGATCGCGGCCATAGTCCCGTTCGCGTTGCCCGTACCGATGTTCTTGATTTCGCCCGGGTAGAACACCTCGGCAACCTTTTGCGGCACAAGCTCAAAACCGAGCAGGTCGGTTTTGACGGCCGGAATCCACCCCGCCTTGGGATTGGTCGACAGGTCCAGCGGATTCCAGCGGGTCGCGCCGTCTTTACCGGTCTTGCCGGTGTGTAGCGCCAGGTGCATCTTCCACCTGCCGGGCGTGGTATCTGTTGGGGGAGTGATGAGTTCGAAAAATGCTGAATCGGGTGTCGCGTCTTCGGGGGCCAGTGGTGTCAGGTCGATCTTCTCGTCGAACTCGGCGTGCTTTCCAGGCGGGCCCTGCTCGACCCCGGACACCCCTCCCATGATTCCGCCGTCTTCGCGCAGCAGCACGTGCGCCACCCCGGTGCCGTCGACCGGGACCAGGGTGTAGCCCTGTCCCTGGTAGTAGCGTGCGCCGTTGAAATCGACGATAGGCCAAGCCATGTGGGTTACCTCCGGTTAGGACTGGGGGGCCAGTGTGATGACGTTGATGGCTTCAAATGCGCCAGTGATGAAGCGTTGAATCCTGCCCAAGGGGGCCTCGTCGCGGCGGCCATCACCGAGCTGCACCAGGGTGGTCTGCTCGGTGGGGGTGATGCGCCACATGGTGTTTTCGATGTAGTCGGTGATCATCTTGGTTCGGCGGTGATACACCAGCGACATCAAGCCGCCCTCGAAAATGTCTCGGCCCAAGGCATATTGGTCACCGTTGCGGAAAGTGACCTGCGCCGTGGTAGCGCCTTGGGCATCGAAAATCGCGTTGATGAACGCGAACATGGTTTCGATGTTGTACGGGGCACTGGCGGTCGGGTAGAACCGCTCGATCGCCGGATGAAAGGGGCCAACCTCGTCGCGGACCTGGTACACCTGGACCATCTGGAACGCCAGGAAGCTGTTGTTCAGGAATCCCGAGAGCAGATCCGACGGGATGCCGGAGAACCCGACCACGATCATCAACGAATCGATCAACCACGCAAACGTGGCATTCATAAGATCGTTCAACCACTTTGGAGAACGGCCGCCGATGATGTGTTGCCAGCCCTCGGGGGTGTGGTCGGCGATTTCGCAGCTGATGATGTTGGAGTCCTCGCCCTCTTCGGGGGCCACGACGTAGGCGTAGGGCTGCTCGAAATCGACACCGAGCTTGGGGGCGTAGAACACCCCGCTCATACCGGGTACCTGCTGAATGACCGGCTTGAAGATGTCACCGAGTGATCCGCCGAGGTCGATCACCGTCTTGATCACCGAATCGGCAACGGTTTTGGTGGGTCCCGAGATCTGCTGGCGGTCCCGGGTCGAAAAGACGTACGTGGCCGAATCGAGGTTGGCCCACTTGTCCGGTTGCGGGTCACCGGGCCGCCACAGGTCCATGCGGGTGTCCACACCGTAGGCGCGGGTGACCTCCTTGATGACCGTTCCGCAAGTTTCCATGCGAACGGTCTTGGCGCACATAGGCGATGTGTCCAGGAACGGGTTGGTGCGCTGCACATAGGTGGGGGTGCGCAGCATCTTGCCGAAGGTCTGCACCGAGAGCCCGTCACGTTTGAGGGCCTGCAGGATCGTGCCCATCCATGCCCGGATGTCGCCGTTGAGTGACAGGCCGTTGTTGACGAACTCCAGCCACCCGGACTGAATGCGCAACGCGCACTCGGCGACCATGTTCTCCACACAGGTCTGTAGCGCCCAGATGAAGATCGCGTGCGAAATAGGCTGGGCGGCAAGGGGAAGCCACCACGTCGGCCAGATCACGTAGTAGTTCAGGATGTCCCAAATGCCGCGCATCTCGACATTGCCTGTCCACGCGCCCTTTTCGTAGCGGTAGCGGTGAACCTTGGTGTAGAAGTTCTGTCGGCTGCCGGCGGTCTCCATCTCGACCCCGACCAGGGTGTTGCGGCAGTCCATGAACATCTGGATCAGCGGCGAGCTGCCCTTGAGCATCAGCTTTCCGGTGGGGCAGTCGTTGCGCGGCCGGGCGCCCGAACCCTCCATCAGGTCCGAGCCCACCGAGGCCATTGGGGTCCACATCTTGTCGCAGACGGTGAACCGATAGCTGGTGTCGACCTTCGAGTTTTTCTCGGTCAGGGCGCGGGCGGTGGTGGCGATCCGCGCGATATCGCCCGAGCGCTTGGCCGCCTCCCAGCGCTGCTCATCGGACATGGGCATCACGAGATGGCCCCTGGATCGCAGGGGCGCAACGCGATACGCATTAGAGCGGGTATCTCCGTCGCGGCGTGCCCGAGGCGATGATCTTGGAGTCGGCGTTGCCGCCCTCGATCGAGACCTTCACGAAATACGGCTGCGCGGGATTGCCCGGTGATTTCGGTGGTATCGCCGCGTTCTTGGAAAAGCGGCCCTTGAGGTACTTGTACAGCGGTCCCTGCGGCGGGGCGATGCCGAACTGCGACTTGATCTGATCGGCGAACGCCGTACCGTTCATGCCCGCAAAGCTCATGAACTTCTCGACCGCCTCCTGGAACACATCGAGTTCCTGCGGTGAGGGCGGCACCGAGGTCAGGTCTTGCACCAAGGTGGTGTGCACACGCGGATCAGTGCGCAAAAACACCACCTGATTGGGCAGCAGCGGCCCGAATTCGACATATTCATCCGAGCCGGGCCCGTCGTAGATCTTGACCTTGGTGAACGGCCCGAACAGCACGTAGTCGTCGTACATGTCCTGATCACCGATATTGATGCGCTTGAGGAACCCGGTTTGCGCCACGGCAGCGTTATCGCCCGCGGACAGCTTGCGGATAGCGGACGGCGTTGCCTGGCTGATCACCGCACCGGCAGCGAACATGCCGTTGCCGACGCCCCGATGCGCTGCCCCCAGAGGCGAGCCCGTGCCGGTTTCGGTGACCGACAAGATCTCCATGTCGTTGCGCAGCACGCGGAACGTGCGCGGGCGATCCTCGGTGCCGCACACCAGCGTGAACTTCTCGCCCGGCAGCGGCCCGATGGGGATGGCCAGCGGCCAGCTGCGCAAGGTGGTCTCAACGAAGTTCACCGTGTAGTACAGGCGCAGGTATCCGGCGCCGTACTCGACGAACACCCCGTCGCCCGCCCAGCTGCCGTCAGGATTGCGGTTCATGCGCGCGCCCAGGATGTTTCGGCCCGAGTCGGGCACCGACCACTCCTGAAATCCCCCGTGCACCTGGGAGACGACCTGGTTATCGGTATCGGTGTCGAAATCGGGCCAGGGCCCGTTGATGACCCGGCGCCACTGGGTGCCAAACCCGTGTTCGGGGTCGTCCCACCAACGCATTTGGTCGTTGTAGGAGGTGCAGAAACCGCCGCCGGGGCCGCTGTAGCGCTGCGGAACCGCGCCGAGATCCTTGGTTTGACGATGATCGACCGCGAACGTGTCGGTCATCGCGTCGTAGGTGAACGCGAACGAGTCCGCATGGTCGAACGACTTCCACGTGCCGGTATCGGCCTGCAGCCGCAACGTGGCTTTCTGCGAGGTGCCCTTACGCATAGCCGAAACCGGATCGGGTTGCCCGCCTTGGAACCAACGCACGTCGGCCCACCAATACCCGGCATCGTGATCGAAAAAGTCCAGCCGGGAACACTTGATGGCGTCCAGCGAATCGATCAGATGCCGATAGACCCGGCGCGTGCGCGCGGCGTTGCGGCCCCGGCACTTGACCGTGAGCTTGACCTCGACCGGATCCAAGAACGCGTCGATATGGTGAACGCCATCCTCGGTCGCACCCTTCTGGGTGACGTGCTTCCACGGCGCGATGAGGCCTTCGAGGTCGATCAAATGCACGGCTTCCGGTGCCGTGTACGGGTCGGGAATCGCGTACCCGCCGATCATGAACATCTCGACCGACCCGTCAAAGGCGGTCAGGCGCATCATGGGCTTTTCGCCGTTGACGAGGTGATACCAGCCATGGGGTGTGACGGGGTTGGCCGGATAACGGATCGTCACGGTCACATCCCCGGCCCGGAGTTGCGGGCCTGCTGATGAAACGCGATATCGCGGCCGGTGCCGTCCTCAGTGGCGCGGTTGTTGGTGACGTGAATATTGGTGTCGCCCGCCTTGACGGGGCCACCTTGGGCGTTCGGGTCGCCCTGATTCGGGTTCGGTGGCGCGGTCGCCTTGCCGGCCACATTCGGGATCGCCGGGGCAGCACCAGCGACACCACCGAGGATCTTGGTCAGCCAACTCTTGTTGGCCAGCTCCGAACCCGCGGTCGGCAGCACCGTATCCATCAAGCCCTGCACCCCGATACCTGCAGCCTGCGCACCAAACTGAATCGCCCTGTTGGCCAGCTTGATCCCGGTCTGCGCCGCCTGCCCGGCACCCGGAGCGAAGATGTCGGCCGCCGAGGCGGCCATCCCGATCGCGGTATCGATGGTGCCGCCGGGAGTGATACCGACCCCGCCCGCACCCGAACCCGTCGCCGGTTCCACACCACCAATGCGCGTCGATGACGGGCTCCAGGCCTGCGCAGGCCCGGTAGCCCCACCCCACCCGCCGCCAGCGGCCGGAATACCCGCTGTCAATGCAGGATTGGTCAACGTCGGATCGCTCATCACCGGATCGGTACCGCCCAGGGACGGATTACCGGTGACCGCTACGCCAGGACCGGCCGTCTTGGGGTAGAGCGCCCGATAATCGACCGTGGGCCCGATCGGCTGCGGCGACGGTGCGCTCGACGTGCCCGACCCAAGAGGCATGTAGTACTGCTTGGGGAACTGCTTATCGAGGGCACCGGCCGCCGAGCCTCCCAGCATCGGCCCGTGTCCTCCACCAGATTCGAAATTCATGCCGTTGGGCAGCGTCGCGGCCATGTGGCCCTGCTGCCCCGGCAGGGGATTCACACCGACATTGAAGGCACCCGGCTGATATCCGGGCAGGAAACCGAGCTTGGCGGCGCTGGCATCGGTGGCGAACGCAGTGGTATCGAACAGCCGTGCCGGTGAGGACTTTCCGTCGCGCAGCACCTCCACCAAATCCGAGACGGCACCCGAGCAGTCGGCCAGCCCGTTCTGCAGATCAGATGCCGGAGCGTACTTTCCGCCACGCGCGGCCAATGCGTACATCGCGGCGAGGTTGGGATTTACACCCTGTTGCAGCGCCATAGGCCCGATGCCCGCCATGGCAGCGTCCTGGGCAACACCTGTGTACTGCGGCCCAAACACGCCCTGGGCGGCCAGGATGCCAATAGCGCCGTATCCGCCCTTGGACGGGTTGAGCTGGCTGACCGCGCCGAGCTGGCCAAGGATCGGGGCCGCCGCCATATTGGCCAGGAACTTGGTCAGATTCTCGGCCAGCCCCGGCAGGCCCTTGGAGATCCCGAAATCCTTGTCCAGTGCCGCGCCGATCTGGCCCATGCCGTCGGCGAGGCCCTGCGTAGAGCTCTCCAGCTTCTTCCACGTACCTTGCTGCGCCTCAGCCAGTTTCATCTGCGCCGAAACGTACGAGCGTTCGGCGTCGGCAACCTGATTGCGTGCCCGCAGTAGTGCGTCCTGATCGGCGTTGCCCTGCTGCTCCAGCCGGATCAACGCAATGCGGTCCTGCTCCAGAGAGTTCTTGGCCCGGATCGCCGACGACTCAGCGTCATACACCCGCATGGGGTCGACCTCGTAGCGACCGAGCCCGGGCCCGCCCTTGGGAGATGAAACGAGTACCCCGGGCGCTGCGGTGGGCGCCGTGGCCAATCCTGGCGGCATGGCAACGGGTTTAGCCTCCACCGACCAAAGACTCGGATCGATCGGGGGCTTGGTCTTGTCGCCCTTGTCAGCGGCCTCGATCTGCTTCTTGGCCTCGTCGAACGGCATTCCCGGGCCGGCTGGCGTCGGGCCTGCGGGACTCTGCGGCTTGGGGGCCAGTGGTGAGTTGGCCGGTACCGGGACGCCGGGCGTGGGATTGATCAAGTTGCCCAGTCCGAGACCCACACCGTCGCCGATAGCGTTGGCGGTGCTGCCCGGTGCGGGGATGAAAGCGCCGGGCAGATTCGGGTCGAGCTGAACCGGGGTCGTCGGCGCGGTGATCTCATCGCCCGCGCTGTTTCGCCCGCCTCCCGACCCGCCGTAGACGGGGTGGGTTACCTGCTCGCCAATCCAGTTCGGGATGCTCTGACTGAAGAACTTCACGAATGAGGTGTTGGCGAGCCTCTTTTCGATCTTGTCTATCTCGTTGGAGATGGTGTCGCCCAGCTTGGTCCAACCGCTGGCGTGCTCCTGCAGGGTGTCAGTTGCCTTGTCGGTCTTGCCCTTGATGTCGTCGAACTGCCGTCCGGCCTTCTTGAGGTCCATGGCAGCGATGGCGGTGTTGGCTTCTTCCCATCGGGTCTTGAACAGCGCCAGCCCGATGTTCGTGCGCTGTTGCGGATCCTCGATGGCCGCCATTGCGACCATGATGGCCTCGAACGCCCTTTTGGCTTCGTCCCCGCCCGCGGCGAAAGACTTGCCCATCGCGTCGGAGTCGAATCCCAAGGCCTTGAACGCCGCACGCGTGCTGACCGAGCCGTCATTGGCGCTGATGGCGAACTCGCGCAATGAGTCTGCGGCCAGATCGGTGTTGCGGATGTTCGCCTCGTACATCTGGTTGATCAGGCCCAGTGCCTCGCCGCCGGTTAGTCCGAGGTTTTTGAAGTTGATGGCGTACTCGTTGAGTGTGTCCATCATGTCGCCGGTGAGATTGAGGCCCTTTTGCTGCGCGCCGAGGATCAGGTCGAAGGCATCGACATAGCTCTTAACCATGCCGCCAGAGACCAGACCGCGCGCTCCCAGTGCCAGTGAGCGGGCATCTTCGCCAGTGAACGCTTGGACTGTCTGCAAGCGTTCGACGAACTTCTGCGCGTCCTGCTCACTGGTGTTCGCGTTGATCAGTCGTGCCTGAAATCCCACGTCGAGCGTCGACAGATTCTCTTGCGCGGACTGTCCAAAACCCTTGGCCCATGCGCTACCTGCAGCGCTACTGAACCGGCCCATGGTGTCCTTGTCCACACCCATGCGAGTTCGGAACACATCCTCGACACGCAACTGGGCCATGCCGTCGGCGATGCCGCTGGCGATCCGGCTTCCGACAAGGACGCCGACTGCGGTCAAGCCCAACAGTGCCATTCCGATTGGACCGCCTGCGGTGCCGAGTCGGGCGATCGATGCCGCACTGCTCACGCCATGGGTGAATCCGCCCGAGAATCCGTCGGCCATGTCGCGGCCGAGCTGGGCCGCCTGGCCAGCCTGAGCGCGCATCCCGCCGATGAAGTTGGTGTTGTTGCGGCGGCCAGCTTCGTCTGCGGCTTCCTGGTATTCGCGATAGGCCTGCGTTGCATCACGGACGGCGCGTGATTCGGCACGGCGGGCGGTCTCTACCCTTTCGGCCTGGCGCACGATCCGGGCACCATCGGCATCGCTGTCGCGCAGGCGCTGCAGCTGCGCTTCTTCGGACTTGAGTCGACCAACGGCATCCGATGCCTTGTCGTAGGCGTCAGAAGCCCTGTCGCCCATGCGCTTAAGCGACTTCTCGACTTCCTTGGAGCTGCCCGCCAGTGCGTTGGCGAAATCGCGGCCGGCGTCCTTGCCCGCGTTGCCGAATGTACGTGTGGCGTCGTCGGCAACCCGCTTCCAGGACCGATGATCAGCGGCGGCCCCGATGGGTATCTGCACGGACATGGTTCACCTCCTGATCATTGGTCGCCAAAAGCGTCTTCTAACAGCTCGTCTCGCGCCGATTCGATGAATTCGTTTTCAGCGGAGTCAAGTTCGTGCTGTCTGCGAGATGCCAGCGGCGATGAGTACTTGGTGTACATGTACTCGTGCGGTGTGCCGCTGTACTTGCTGGCGCGATATGCCGCCAGCTCGTTGTGCGTCTCGGCGGCGATCTTCTGCATGACCGTCCAGTCGCCGTCGCGCCCAAACGGCGGCGGCGCATGGGTTTTGAACTCCGAGTCTTCGGGTAGCTGGTGGATCAGCGACAGAAGTTGACGGCTGGAGAGCACCAGGGCGCCGCGCTCATCACGCGTGCCCTGATGCCAATCAGCGATGCGCACACCGCGAAAACGTAGATCAGCCTCGATGGCGTTGGGCCATCGACTCCAAAGTGCGACTGCCTCAATTACTTTTGGAGTCGATCTTTGTCCGCTCCTCCAGCTGGCGTTGCATCAGCTTCCAGTGCGTATCGATCTGGCCGGGAACACCGCCCGCGGCGAGGAATTTGTCGTAGATGGCCCTGCTACCCATGAGCGCGATGCACAGCTGCTCGTCAGGGTCGTAGTCCTGGCCATCCTTGAGGTACGGGTAGATGGTGCGCTCGACCTTCTTACCCTCGACGAGCGGATGGTCGATGAGCTCGGTATCGAGGGCATTCATTTCCCGCAGGTAGTCGCGGTACCGCTTGCGCTGCTCGGTGTCGAGAAACGCGGGGTTGGGCAGCTCCCAAACTTCGCCGCCGCCGAGGTCAAAGGTCACACCCGCCATGAACCCAAGAAGGTCAGCGGCTTGCCCGCGCGCCTTCTTCGGGTCAACGGGATGTAGCGGGTCAGTGGCGTCGTCGTGGCTCTGGTTGTCAGGCATGGTGAAACCTTTCGGGCTGTTGGACTTGGGTTTTCGGGCTGCATGGGTGGTGCTCACCTGGCGGGCGCAGCCCGACGCCCGCCAGGTGAGGGTTCATCAGGCGATGGTCGCGGCGGCGGACTTCGGGGTGTAGACCGAGGCGCCGTTGGTGCCGGTCACCTTTACGCGGAACTTGGTTGCACCGGCTGCCACGCCCTTGACCTTGACCGTGGTGTTGCCACCCGATGAGACCGCGGGCCCATCGAGCTCTGCGGGCAGCCAGGTGGTCCCGTCATCGACGGTGCTTTCGACGGCCAAGGTGAACGGATCACCTGCGCCCGTGGGGTCGGCGAACACGATCGAGGCCTTACCGGCGGCACCGGGGGTGACCGTCGGCGGGGTGTTCGACACCTGGGGGGAGCCCTGAATCGTGGTCCAGCCCTTGCCGCCGACCCATTCGCCGTCCAGGCCGGGAATCAGGATGCCCGGGTTGCGCGGATCGGGGATCAGGAAGAACGGGTCAGGTTCGAGCGAGAACTCCAGCTCGTTGGCGTCGGCGTCTTCCGTGTCCATCTTGGCCGCGCCGATCTTGGTCAGCTTGCACAGCGGCACGGGTTCGACGGTGTACAGCTTGCCGCCAGCGCGAGAACGTGCACGCACCAAGAGCAGCTGTCGCTGAACGAAATCAGCTTCCAGCGGTGTGCCCACGAAATAGTCGCCTTGGCCCGGTTCTGCCACGAGCAGGTTGCCGTCCTCATCCTGCAGCGGAACGTTATTGCGCAGGGCCTTGACGACGGGGTTCAAGGTCTCGATCGGGGTGAACTTCACCGTCTTTTCGATCTTGGTGATGTCCTTCTCGATCGGGTAATTCGACTGCAAGATCTCCAGCGGGCTGACATCAATGTTCGGCTCACGCTCGGGGCCGCCAGTCTTGGTGTTGGCGCCGAGGAACAGCCACCCCTGGTTGGGCTCGGGGTTGTTGACCCAGTACCCGCCGACCTTGCGGCGGGCGAACAGGTCCGCGCGCAGCTTGCCATCCTTGGCCAGTGGGTTGAAGACATGCGGGCTGATATCAGTGGCCGCGCCGCGATAGTCGCGCGCTAATACGGCAACGAGCGGGCCTCGGATGGCGAAACGGCTATCGGTGTCGGTGAATCCTCCGACGCTCCAGTCAGCGCCGGTTTCGGGTTGCGTCATGTGACGCTCCTTCCATGGGTGATGAACCGGAAAGGGTTCCGGCGATTGAGGTGCGGCGGATGCCGCGACGCGATCAGGGGACCGCGACGATCAGTTGAACGACAGGCCGAGCTCGCAAATCGCCTTGAGACGAAAGGCGTTGTCGGCCTTGTATTCGCGCAGCGTGGAGAGCTGCTGAAAGTCGAAATAGTCGACGTTGGCGACCGTGCCGTCAGGCATGGGCACATCCACGATGTCTTTGCCGAGCAGCATGATCCGCCGATCGGTCTTGGCGCCCTCACGCTGCGCCTCGGTGATCGTCTTGCCGAAGGTGTGGATCGACAGAACAGCGGTGCAGTAGAACAGGTTCGCGTCGTAGGTGCCGTCAATCATGTTGACCTGGCGGAACGGAAGCGGATCGTCGGGCTTGCGCTCGATGTCGCAGAGGCCCAGCGGTGCGAGATGGGCGAGCATCATCACGATCGCGTTGGGGGGCATCTGCTCATGCAGCGCGGCAGTCATCAGTCGGGCCTGTTGATGACATCGGCGGCGGTGCCGCCGAACGCGATGGCAGTCTTGGCCGCGACCGCGAACTCCGGTGTCGGGCTGGCGCCCCCGGTGCCATCCTCGATCCAGTGGGCTTTGAAGTTGTCGTTGACGACCTTGGTGTCATCGTCAGGGCCCTTGCCCTGCTGCACTTTCCACGCCGCGCCGTAGTCGCCGTGATCGACCGGCGAGATGGACTTGGCGTGTGCGGCCATCTCCTTACCGACGCGCGCCTTCTCGGCTTTGGCTTGCGCCGAGGTGTGGATCGCCTTGTCGATCTCGGACTGCGGCACACCCAACGCGACCAGCGGGTTGGGTCTGCGATCTGCGGCCATCAGCCGACCCTGCGCTGGCAGATACAGAACACATGATCTTCGCGGCCGTCGAGGTCGAATTCGAGCACCGCGTCACCGACCATGCTGTGATCGCGGCCCAGGTGACGAATCCGGTGCGCCGATCCGATGTCGGCGACCGCGACCGGTGCGGCGGCACCACTGCCGTCAACGGCGGGGATATGACCATCGACGACCGGCAGGAACGCCCACGATTGCTCAGTGGTTGTGGTGGTGATGGCCTGGTTGTCCTCGGCCGTCGACTCCACTTCGAACAGGCAGTTATCGACCCACACAACGCGTTCGGTGACTTGCGGCTTGCGGTACTCGTCCAAGATCGGGTCGCCCTGCCCGTCGAGCACCGGCACATCCCACACGATCGCGAGCCGCTGCCCGCCCAGGGTGTCCATCAGTAGTCACCCCTGGGGAAGTGGCCGCGCGCCTTGGCCTGTAGCGCCAGGCCGAGCATGCGGTAGTGACGGCGCCCGATGAACTTCTCGACGGCTTCACGATCGATCGCAGCCTGTTTGGTGCGATGACCCACCGTCTTGGTGAACGATGAGACCGGGCCAAACTCGCCATACATCAGCGCGTCCCGGGTGACCTCGAATGTGACCACCTTGGCCGCCGGATCATCGTTGGCAATGGCCGGTTTCTTGTCGCGTATCCAATCGGAGACGACCGTCAGTAGAGGCGCCGCCACCAGTTTCTCAGCTGCCGACAGCGGCCGGAACCTGGCGGCGAACGCCTCTACATCAAGGAAGTCGGTCACAAAACTAGTCCGTGGCCTCGATCATCGCCCACAGGTCGTCCTTCTCCTGTGCCTCCAGCTCGTCACGGTCATACGTGCCGTTGGCCATCAGCCAGTCGACCAGGACGGGCTTGGTCGCGGCCTTGAGCGGCTTCTTACGGGGCGCATCACCCTCGGTACCGGTGGCCTGGCTCGAATTACCGGAATCGCCTGCGGTGGAGCCGGGATCGCCATCCCCACCGTCGCCGCTGTCGGTGTCGCCGTCATCGGTGGCATCCGCCTCGGCCGAGTCACTGTCGTCATCGGTCGATTCGGCCGGCGGCTCAACACCGAGGGCACCGACGGCGAGGCCGCGCTCGACCTCTTCGTCGGTGAGCGTTACGAGTTCGCCGAAAAACGCGCGCCGCCGAGTGCCTGCGGGCGTGAGGTATTCCCATGTCGCCGCAGTCACCCGATGTTCTGTGGCCTCGGGCATTACGGGGCGCCCTTCAATCCGGTCACCTTCTTGACCGCGTACGGGTCGGTGACGCCCATGATGGGCAGCACCGAAGACTGGACCCAGTTCTGCTTGGTCTTGGGCTCGCGCCAGGTCTCGGTCGAGAGCATTTGCTCGTAGTCCAGGAACCCGACACCGCCGCGCACTCCCGCGTAGGCGGTGCCGTTGGCGACGCGGTTGGACCGGAACATCGAGATATCGGCGTCGGCCAGGATCTGCGGCAAGTCCGGTCCGTAGGCGATGCGCAGGTCCGCGTACTGCACGGGGTTGACGACCCACACGTTGTAGACGTAGCCCAATTCCTCGACATCGGCGGCCAGCTGTGCGGCGATGATGTCGGCGAATGGGCGCGCGTTGTTGGGCGTGGGGTTGTTGCCGGTCAGGGTGACGTTGCCCCAGTCGTGCCCGGGGATGACGCCCGCGCCGCCGAGGCTGGCGATTACCGCCTCCAGCACGGCCACGGTGCGCTGATTGATCTTGCACACCAGCGTGTTCGCCAGCTGTGTGGTCAGGCGGTCCATCTGGGCGCGGTCGTTGCGCCGGATCGCCTCATCGGACATCCAGAACTTGCCGCCCCAGTCCTCGGACTTGGCGACCTCGGGCTGTGTGCGCTCACCCTGCACGATCGTGTACTCGTCGGACGGGCCGCGTTGTTCCACATCGTTCTTGGTGTACAGCTCGTTGATGCGGATCACGTCGTAGATGATCGCCCCGGCCGTGGTGCTCGCCCCCGAGGACGAAAACAGCTCCGGGGCAATGAACTTCTGCAGCGTCAGGTCCGAGAGCCGCTTGGTGATCCGGCCGGGCTGCTTATACGCCAGGTCGACCGAGATCTTGTTGTCATTGATGACCGGCGCACCCAGCGGGTACGCGACGGGAGATGTTGTCATGGTGGGTAGCCCTTTCCTAGTAGAGGCTGATCTCGGCGTCGGCGCCATCGGCCGCCGCGGACAGTGCGTAGCCAACGGCGACGCCGCTGGCGAACTTCTTGGCCTTGCCGGCCGCGCCGACCTCGACCTCATCGAATGCGGCGAGCGCGCCGTCGGAGGTCACGTAGGTGACACGCGAATTGCCCCGCGCCACACCAACAATGTCGCCGCTGGCCGCGTCGTACTTGGAGACGCCGCACACCCGGCCCGCCGCGTCGGCGGGGGCGACAGCGATGTTGCCGGTGGCGGTGCGGTTGCCGCTGATCTTGAGGAACCGCTTACCGGTGATGGCAGCTGTGGCGCGGCCGGTGATATCGCGGCCGGGCTCGTAGACGCCCACGTTCTCGTTGGTCATGATCTATTCCTTCCCTTCCGAACTCGGCGCGGTGGGCGCGGAGTCAAACCAGCTCAGGTCATTGGGTACTGGACCGTCTGCGGGCTGCGTGGAATGCCCCGTCTCGGCGAGAGGGATCAGCCCGGGTGCCAGCGCGGCCAGTACGGCGGTGTGCCCCTCGCGGTCGGCGGCGAGCGCCTGCAAGTGGTGCTCGCGACGTGCCGGGGCGACCTTGCCGTCGGCGATGGCCTGATCGACCACACGCTCGTCGCCCTCGCGCAACTGCTGTGCGCGCGCCTCGGCGCCCGCCTGCGCGGCCGCGACGGTGGCCTCGTACTGGGCCCGCTCGACGACCGTCATACCGGCCTCGGCGAGCGCGGCCGTGGCCTGCTCCAAACTCGGTGCAGCGGGCGGGGTGTCGTCACTTTCCTGGCCGTCGTCGGCACGCTCTTCGAGCGCTTCGGCGGCGGCAGACAAAATGGTCTCGTCGTCGGCGTCGGCATCGATACCGAGCAGCTTGGCGAGGCCCTCATTCAGGGTTGCCACAATGGGCTCCTTTCCTCTGTTGACCTCGCCCTTCTCGGGCCGAGGGGTCTTGTTGTGCACCAGCGGAATTCGCGGCGCGGGCGCGGACTGGCGTCCGGCATAGCGGAACGCCGACAGATCGAACACCGATGCACGCGCGGCGGCCGACTTCGCGTCAGGCTCGGGCAACTCGACGACGCGATCGGCCAAACCGGCCTCGACCGCTTCGTCGGCGAGCAGCCAGGTTTCCTCAGCCATCACCGCGAGCCAGTCCTCGACCGTGCCGCCAGCACGGTCGGCGTAGATCTGCGCAATGTTGCTGTTGTGCTGGGCCAGTCGCGCCGCGCTCTTCTCCATATCGTGGGCATCTCCCACACACACCGCCCAGGCGTTGTGCACCATCATCTGGCTGTTGCGGTTCATCACGATCTCATCGCCGGCCATCGCGATCACCGACGCGATCGACGCCGCGAGGCTGTCGACCACGACGGTCACCGTGGCGGGATGATCACGTAGCGCGTTGAGAATGGCGATGCCGTCGAACACCGACCCGCCGGGACTGTTGATGCGCACCGTGATGGCATCGTTGTCGATGGCCTTCAGATCGCGGGCGAACTGTTCGGCGGAAATGCCGTACCACGAATCGATTTCGTCGTAGATCAGCAGCTCGGCCGGGCCGCCATCCGTCTTGGCAGCATTGCGGATGCTGTACCACGGGGGCCGCTGGCCCGCCGTGAGATTCTTGGTCACCACAGCGTCGGGTCTCCGTTCCTCGTGGCCGTGCTGGCGCCGCCGGGGCGTGCTCGGGTATGGGTGCGCACACGCACCGGCCCTCCGCTGTTGCGGGGCGCGTCGGCGGGTTCGTCGTCGGACTCCGGTTCGGCCTCGGGCGCGTTGGGGTCGGGGCCGGGTAGGCCAGTAGCCGAGCGGATGAAGGCCTCAAGACGTGGATCGGGCGTCAACAGTCCTGCGTTGACCAGCATTTGCAGCGCCGCGGCGGTAGCGTCCTGGCGCGAACCGATCTCATCGAACACCAGCAGCGGCGCCGGTTCGTCCTCACCGAAATTGAGGTCGACCAGATCCTCGACGATGTGCGCCTGTGCGGTGTTGCGGATGTCCTCGGCGACCGTCTGGACCGACTGCACGAACGTATCGGCTTGCACACTGGCCAGCGCGTACGAGCCGCCCTTGCCATCCAGATTCAGGAAGTGCGCCAACGCAACCAAGGCCATCTGATGGTCGTGGTACTCGATCGCACGCCGCGGGTCCATCGGGGTGCCCGATGGCGACATGATCCCGGCCTCTTGGCCCTCAGCCAGGGCCAGGCCGGACGACTCGCCACCGCTGTACTTAGAGGCGACATCGAGCAGCGCGTCCATGCGCTCTTCGTCCTGAGAGTCGTTCTCGTTGCCCTTGATCCACGGGACGCCGATGCCGTGGCGGCGGGCGGCAGCGGCCTCGATGCGCATCAGCTCGTCTTTGAGCTTCCAGTGCTTATAGGCAGGCCGTAGCAGGCTGTTGCCGATCCACACACCCGGATCGGGCTCGTACGCATACACGACCAGCCGGTTGATGGGAATGATCGAATCCATTGGCCCGCCAGCGGGTATCGCCACTCCGCTCGATGTCATCGTGAACGGGCTGGAGGGGTGTTGCTCGATCGAGGCCAGGCCGCCGTCGCGGTCGACGTTCCACTTGGCGATGGTCACCTGGGGACGCGGGGCGAGCTTGCGCAGCACGGCGCGGATGTTGGCGCCCTCGCCTTCGAGGCGGTAGACCTGCTCGAACACCGAGTGCCCGTACCGCAATGCCATAAGGGCCTGCTGCAGGTGCTTATCCCACGAGAACCGGCCACGGGTGCGCGCCTGGGGTTCGTCCTCGTCGGCGGCACCCTCGATGGGCAGACCCAGATTGCGGGCGATGAACTCGGTGACCTCATCACTGGCGCCGTTCTGCCGGATACGCCACGCGGTTCGGCGAATAGGCAGCCCAATTGCCCGCAGCACCGATGAGATTCGTGCGTCCTCGCGGACCATGCGCGTGTAGGTCCACACCGACATTGGCCAGATCAGGTCGGTGGTCTGCTCGAACTGGTCTGTGGGCCCGCCCCAGCCGGTCGCGCCGGCCGAGCTGAGCACGTACCCCTGTTCGGTGCGCGGGGCGGCGGTCTTCTTCGGTGCCTGCTGATCGGCCATGCTCGCCCCCTTTCTCAGAATGCGGCGCTCATCGCGTCGAAATCGGCGCTATGCCGGTGTGATTGGCGCTCTCGTGTAGCCCCGGTGCGGGCGCTGACGGTCTTGGCGGGTGCCTTGGTTCCGTACTTGCGTAGGGCCCAGTGCGCCATGGACACGTTCATCAGCGGCATGCCTGCGCCGCCCGGTTCTTCGGCCCAGACGAAATCGCCGCCGGGCAGCTCGCGCATGCTGGCGGTGGCCACTTCGTCGTTGAGCACTGTTTGATCGCTGTGCGACAACTTGACGGCATCGGCGTCTGCCAGGAAACCGCTACAGGACTGCGCGATCTCGGACGTGCCGATCATCAGCGGCTCGATACCGGCGGCGATGAGCAGCGGTTCAAGTACCTGTGCGGTGTTCTTACGGTCGATCACCAGCGCCACCGGATTCCACGCGGTGACCTTGGCGACCAGATACTCGGCGATCTCGGAGTGCGTACCGGTGCGCACCGGTGCCACCTCGACATGGATGTTGCCGTCTTCGGCCATCTGCGCGGCGCTGATTGACCACACCTGACGGTTCCAGGATCGCCGCACCGCGATGGTGCGGGCTCCCGTGAGCTTCGCGTCGGCGTTCGCCATGTCGCTCCAGTTCGGGATCGGCGAGCCAACCTCGTCCTCGTCGGGCGGGTAGTCGCCGATCCCGAGGTAGTCGGCGGTGAAGATCGCCCGCTGTTCGGCGGTGCGGGCCTTGCGCCGTTTGGCTTCGAGCTCGTGCTCATCGCCGACGACACCCAGGGAGGGGTGCGCCAGGCGGTACGCGTCGATATCGCCGAGCTCGGTGCCCTCGGGTACTGCATAGAGGGCGTAGTACAGATCCGGGGACCGCTTGTGCCCGAGGTTGTGCATGCCGGTGAGGATCTGGCAGTTGGGGTGTACCGAGGCCACCGGAGGTGTTGAGACGTACCAGATTTGCGGCCCGGTCGCCTTGGTCGAGGCGCGGGTCGCGCCGGTCAAGCTCGCTTCGGCCTGCGCGGTGAGGTCGTAGGCCTCGTCGAGTATCAGCAGATCCACTTCGGTCAGACCGCGACCGAACTTGGCGGTGCGCGGCCCGAACTTGGCCTCGCCGTTGCCGAGCTTGATCAGCCCGCGGTTGCCCGCCGAAGTTGGCTCGGAGCGTAGGCGTTTCTTGAGAGACGGGATGCGGTCGATGACATCGACGCAGCGGCCGAATACGTCCTTGGCCGTCTCCCATTCCTGGGCGGTGTAGGCGATTTTCTCCCCCAGCACCAGCATCCCGAAGATGATGCGTAGCACCACGATCAGGGTCTTGCCGTTCTGACGTGGGCACTCAATGCACACGTCGCGGTGCGTCCAGACGCGATCGCCCCACTCGTTGGGCTCCTGCAGCGAGAGCACCGCGCGTAAGGTGAGCCACTGCCAGGGCATGCAGCGCACGCCAATTCGCGATCCCAAGCGCGCCGCCCGGTCGCCCCATGATTCATCGCCGGGGTGTCGGGACTCGAATCGTGGTGTCTGACTGCCCTTCAGGCGTGGCCACAAGCCGATGAACTCTGGCCACTCACGCGGTGCCAGGTCAGATACCGGCGAGCACGTCGTCGTCATCGGGATCATCCGGCAGTGCGGCGCGCTGGCGATAGACCTCGGTGATCAGCTTGCGCATCTGCTCCGCCTGCTGGCGCTGCTGCACCAGCACGTTGTTCACCACCACTTCGACGGTCTTGGCGCCGATCTTGAGCTGTAGCCAGGCCTCGCGGTCGCCGTCCAGTAGAGCGTTGAGCCGGGCGAGGTAGTCGGCGGCGTATCCGGCCTGCTCGATGATGAGCCGCAAGGGGTAGGGGTCGTCGGGTTGTGACAACTCTTCGATGAGTCGCTGGCCGACTGTCTTCTCGGAGGCCGGTTGCCGACGCGTTGCCCGCTTAGCTGGAGTCTTTGCTGAGTTAGCAGTGGCCTTTGCCGGTTTCGTGGCTGCTGTCATCGCTCCCCGCGTTCAAAAAAAACCTGACGGGAGCCTCCGGGGGTCAGGAAGGCTACCCACCTGGATAATTTCAGGGGGAGGGGCTTTGACCTGCGATTATGGCATTTTCGGGCGCGTGCATCGGTGCTGGTCAGGGGCTTTTCGGCCCAACGGCTGGCGATCACCACGACATCACACCTCCATCGTGTTTGCTGGCATGGTCGGGATGTTTGCTATCGCATGCCGCGGTTTGCTCGACCAAGATCCGGAATACGCCCGAGTCGGTTTCAAGATCCAACTAGCATCCGTGCATGTCTAAGCAATCCGTATGGAGCATCGACGTCTGCCGGGACCGGGTAATACGGGCGGGCGAGATTCGCGAAGAGATTGGGCGAGTGTGGGCGGACCACATGACTGCCGGTGAACAGCCACGACAATTTGAGCTTGCTCGTGGCGAGGTCGATGGTCAGTGGACTCTGGAACTTCACACTTTGGAGCCGATGCCAATTCGCTTAAGCACTCTCTTTGGTGAGTGGCTGTACTTGCTACGGTCCGCGCTCGATGGTGTCGCGCATTACGCCGCGGTCCGAGACAGTCAGCAGGACTCTCCACCGAATGAGAGTCAGATCTACTTTCCGATCAAAGAGACGGCAGGCAAGTTTGATAACGACACCCACCGAGACAAGTTGCGGGCGTTGTCAAATGACACATTCGACTGGCTGCGAGGACTCCAGCCGTTCAACTCACTGTCGGGTCCCAAATCGAATCTGCTTTGGTGGATCAACGAACTCGCTCTATCCGATCGCCACCGGCGAGGTCACGTCCTGGCAATGCACGTGATTCCGGGCCCGGTCGGGATGGATCCGCCACTACAACTGGGCAAGTTTCACCTTCAAGCGGACAAGCCTATGTCTCTCGAAGATTCCGGCCCCATACCAATCCTTGATCTTCAGGCGCCAGTTGGTTTTGGCAAGCTGCAGGTAATGCAGCACATGGACATCCGCCATGTGCTCGGGAGCATCGTCGACGTAACTGGCTGGCGGGCCGAGGTAACGCCCCCGATGAACTCGTATGATCTCGGTGATCGAATGCACCTCTGCGAGAAACACGTGCTTACCGACGTCATCGAAGCGCTGGTGAACTGAACTGCATCCCCATTAGAGCTTTGTCCTGCTGAACGTCACCAGTCCATCGCCAGGTTGTCGGTAGTGGTGATCGGCGCGGTGGTAATGCCCAGTGTCGTAAGGGCTGTTGACCACTCGGATGGATGAACGTCGAGCACTGCGGGTCTGTGCGCGTCGTGCCTGCCGTCTTGGCGCTGGCTGTTGCAGATGCCGTGCAGTAGGCGATCGGCGCGCTGTCCGCCGAATGCCCGAGCCTGACTATGGTCTGCGGCCAGTTGCTTGCGATCCCAGTTGCGCTCCAGCAAGGGCGCTTTGAACATCGGTAGGCCACACCACCAGCACAGTGTGCCGTCGACGTGACGGCGTAGCAGCCCTTCGGCTTGCTGTTGGTGTTTCCAGCCCAGACCGCGATCGGTGGTGCTGGCCTTACGGCCGGGCCTCGGCATGTGCGGTGTCCGGCTTGGCCTCGGCGCGCGCTGGCGGTGCCTTGGGTGCGGGTGCGACCTTGACGGGTGCGACGGATGGCTCGCTGCCGTCCTGCTCCACATCCAGCGTCCAGCCGTTGGCGCGGGTAGTGATGGTCATCGTGGTATCCCCAATGGGCTGGCCCAGCTCGGCCAGCGTGCCCGCCTGCGCGAGAGTGACCATCACGGCCAGACCCCAACCCTGCCCGCCGGATTGGCGCTTAAGGTCAGGGATATCCGGCGGCGTGGAATGCCACTTACCCGGATCGGTGTCCATGAGGACCTTGCCGTCGACAGTGATCTTGATATTGCTCATTGGGCTAGGAACTTTCGTAGTTGGCGGGCATCGATCGTCACGTCGTCGGTCTTGCCGACCGTCAGCACCAATAAGGGCGTGGCGCGCTGGTGGTCGGTGCGGTCGTACAGCGTGACGATTCGGGTGCCGTCCGGCGCTTCTGCGGCGTCCTGGCGCAGCTGTGCCGCATCGGCTTTGGTGAGTACGTCGAATTCGCCGTCGATGACGGACTCGATGGCCTCGGCCCAGAGCTTTGCGGCCTGGCCGATCATTTCCTGCGCTTGGTCTTCAGGCATGCCGGTGGAGCGGAAGCCGGGAATCGGAATCGCCCGCGGGCCCGATTTCTCGTCGCCGGGATGCAGTAGAGCGCCAGCCGCGAATGTGCGGGTGAGCAGATCCACCAAGAGCTGATTGGCCATCAGAGGTGCCTCAGTTTCACGGTGACCTCCCCCGCCGTGGAGGCGCGCGGACTGCGCGCGTTGGTTCTGTGAATCCGACTCCCCGCGTGCAGATCCCGACATAGGCTCTGCTGACCAAACAAGATCCAAACGGGGAGGTTTCACGGTGAGCAATTCCAACGATCGATACGTCGTTCCGAATGCAGATGGCAAGAGCTGGGACATCAAGAAAGGTGATGCACAGCGTTCGAGTGGAAACTTCGAGCGGCAATCCGATGCGATCAAGCGGGCTGGCGAGATCGTCGGCAACCTCGGTGGCGGCGAGGTGGTGATCCAGAACAAGGAGGGGAAGATCCGCGAGAAGAACACCATTAAGCCAGGGAACGACCCGTATCCGCCAAAGGGCTAGCTAGAGCGCGGCAGAAGCGAAAAACCCCTGCTAGGCCGGGGTATTCACGCAGCGGACATAGTTGTCCCACCGACATGTTGAGCGCCATTTTGCCATACGCGCAGGTCGGGGGACTATCCAGTGGCCCGCGTGTCGCAGAACCCTAGGCTGACCACTCCCACTTCCGCCAGGTCAATCCTCGATTTCAGGAATGCCCGGAAACGGGCGCCGCACATCGCTACAGTTCCGAACGTTCCAACAGAATCATGTCAGGATCGCGGGGGCGGGTATGGATGCGTTTTTTATGGTTGTCGGTGTCCTTGTGGGGGCCTTCATGCTGTTCTGGGTTGTGACGTTCATCCTCAGAGAGGTGTACTTCCGTAGCCAAGAGTTCTTGGCGCACAAGAACAACATCGCGTCGTTCGTCGCGGAGCACAACGAACTTGCCGCCTATACCGAGGAAATTCGCAGCAACGGATTGTTCCAACTCGGCTTTTCGTCCACGGGCATGCATGCGCACCTCGCATCGTTCCAGAACACTAGCCATTGGAACTACCGTCGCGACCGAAATGTGGCGAGCTACCAAGCACCTAACGTGCACAACTGCTCACTACAGGTCGTGCGAAACGCTAGCGCTGACCCTCTCAAGTACTTGATGAAGTACTTCAACATCAAGCCAAATGAGACCCAACTCGCCCAGGCCGAAGATCTAGGTAATAGCATCACTCGACTCGAAGCCGCCCTCGCCAACCTTCAGCAGCGCGAGCAGAGCATCACCGAATCGATCGACCCGCCGGCGTTCATTCTCTGGCTCTACAAGAATGCGTTTATGCGGCATGTGGGGGTGAATCTGTCAACGATTACCGTTCCATACCCCGTGTATGTTTTCGAGTACATCAGTGCAGGCGGAAATAGCTCTCAGCGGGCCACCATCACGTTGAACGCTCCAACGGTCGATGTGCTCGTAGAAACCCTTTCGCAGAAGATCCGATGGCGAAAGAGCGTCGCGGGGCAACGCGCCATGATGACCTCCAGGCTGCGCGAAACCATCAAGTCCCGAGATAACTACACGTGCCAATCCTGTTCAGTGTCACTCGCCGCTGAGCCGCACCTTCTTCTTGAGGTGGACCACATCATTCCGGTATCTAAGGGCGGCATGACAGCCGTGGAGAACCTGCAGACGCTATGCTGGCGGTGCAATCGAAGCAAGTCGAACAAGCTAACGTCCCGTACTCAGTGAGCATCACCGTGTTTGTTGCGCTGCCACGCAGTGTGCGCGGCCAAGAGTGCTGAGGCCAGCGCTGGCGCGTCCTGCATGGGCAGCTTGTCGGGCACGTTGCGGATGGCCACCTGGTCGCCGTGCGGGCTGATGCGAACGGCGCCGTCAGACCATGGTTGTGCGGTGATGGGTACACGGACGTATCGGCGGCCGGACTCGTAGGTCTCGACATCGGGTAGTGCGATGACCACATGCCCCTTGGTCTTGAGGGCGTCGGGCAGTATCGAGGCGATGATGTCGGCGACCTGCGCCTGCGTGTAGAGAACGGTCTCGGTCTGGCCTTCGGCGCCGATGGTCACACCTCGGGTTATCCCGAAGAGGTTCGGTATGCTCTCGATGACCTCACGAATGGCCTTACGTGCGTCCATTCGCCAGTTCTACGCCGGGGGTCTGACATCACCCCTGATACAGCGAAAACCATGTTCCGCAAGTCAACGGGCCAAACAACACGCGCCGTTGACGGTGTGTCGGATCAGTTCGTCGTATCTTCCAGACATGGATCAAATAGACCTTTGGCCTGCGGTATCTCGGATGCTCGCCATCCTGGCCGTCGGGCATGGCTCGATGCAGACCATCGCTAAGATCCTGAGTGTCTCGAAGCATGACCGGATAAACAATGCCGGAAGGCTAGTCGAGGCTTCTTCATGGCTGGCGCTCACCATTTCGTCGATCTTGATCTTTCATCCATACATTCGGCCTGATGTCGCTACGGAGGGCGGCAAGCGCAGATTGTCACTTACTGGCCCAGCGGCCCTTTCTGACGCGATTCAGACATATTGGGCCTGTGCAGTACTAGCGACTGTTTCAGTCTTCTTCCTGCATTTCGCCGTGCGGAACGCCCAGCGGGTCGACTTCAGCGGCGCGCAGGTAGGCGTGCCCGCGCTCATCGGATCGATGCCGATCATCGTGTATTTCGACATGTTCCTTGAAGAGATATTTCCCAGCTATCGGTCCCTGCCAGCCGCCAGCCACCTTATTCAGGCCGCACTGCTCGTCGGGGCCGTCATATGTGTGATATTGACCGGCCGCGCGATCGCTACCACGAACAAACGAGAGAAGCTGCTTTCGTTCTTGTTTGCACCTCGGCTGTAGTCACATCTCGCCCACCCGCGGGACAGTAGAGAGGGCTGACGACGGTCCAGCCCTTGCCGTTGGGCACGAGGTCACCGACGTATGTGTTGGGGAACTTATCGCGCGGTGGGCGTGCCATGCGCTCGTTTTACGCCGGGGGGCCGACATCACCCGTTGCGTCAGCGCGGCGGCCCGCTCACGGTGAATCCCGCACCCCAGGTTCCGGCATAGGCGCGGATGTGGCGGGTGAGGCTGTCTGCAGGGAAGGCGTAGGCGCGTTTAAGCAGGTAAGTGCCCTCTTGCCTGGAGGTGTGGCCGACGTGAATGCCGACTAGAACTGGCTTGCCGCTGTCATTGAACGTGTACCAGGGTGCGCCGCTGTCGCCGCCGAACACATCGACGTTGCTGTATATCGACGACGTGTTCGGTCGCTCGTCGTCGTACTTGTAGTAGACGGCAGTGATCTTGCCGTCTGTCGCATCGGTGCGCATGCCGTATTTGCGCACCGTGGTACCAACGCTGGGGTTGCGCCAGGCGGCGAAGTAGGCGTCCTGGGTATATGTGCTGTCGTACAGCCAGAGCATGGTGTACCCGAAAGAGGCGTCGCCATCGTCATCCCGGCGAGCCACGACGGAGCCGATTTTGGTTCCGTTCTGGCTGACGAACACCTGATCGAGAGCAGTGGAGCAGTGTCCGGCCGTGATCGCCAGGTTCTTGCCGGCGCTGTTGGTGGCCAAGAATCCCAGACTGCACGCGCTACTGATGTCACGGTTAGTGATGGGCATGCCCGGATACAGGCCGACTGCGGCGTGTGCGGCAGGCGCGCCGATGAGTCCAAGGGTGGTGAGTGTGCCCGCCAGTAGTACAGCTATCCCGCCCCGATGTCTTTTCATGAGCCATAGCCAAGCAGGCGTCCCCGACATGTTGCGGGATATCGTTATGGCGTGTCGCACGCTGGGAGAATTACACCGTTGTAATTTGCTCGTGTCGGGTTTGTGATCCACACGGCCTTGGTGGAATCGACGCCTACCGGTTGCCGATCCTCGCGTTCCTGGGACGCTCTGCTCGCACCGCGCGCACGTCGCCAATGCGAACCATCTGGTGCCCCTCGGCATCCCGGCCGCGCACCGGCACCCACCCGCGTCTAATCCATCGCTCGATGGTCGACCGCGGTACGTGCTCGTCGAGGCGGGGGAGTACTACGTCGACCAACTCACGCACGGTCGCGTTCCGGTCGTCGAGCTCGCCGAGGTTGCGTGCCAGCACGTCGGCCACCGAATGCGCGGTCTCGCACTGCGGGCACACGATCGAGCCGCTGTGACTCGGCGCCATGAGTGCGTATCCGCACCGGGTTGAGTTGTCGCCCTTGCGGCCCCGCTCGGCAAGCACCTCGTCGGGTGCCGGGTCGGTGATGCATGGCCCCAGGGTCATCGGCTCGGGCGGGCGGTTCACAACCCGGGTGATCGACCGGTACACCTGCTCGATCTCGTCGCAGATCTCGGCGCCGTTCTCCTGCAGCGCGATATTGGCCGCGTGCCGGTGCAGCCACTTGGCCATGCGCGCTGTCGTGGCGACTGAGTGCGTCTCGTCGCCGCGCCTTCCGGCGTAGATGACGCGCCAGTTTTCCGCGGAAAACTGGTCGAGTGCGCGTGTCTCTGGGGCGCCGTCGCAGTCGTCGCACAGTGGCCCGGTCGCCGAGGTGGGCAGCGTGACAAAGCACCGCCGACACGTGCCCGCCCGGGCCGGCGGTGCCGAATCGAGGCTGAACCGATCTGCCGGCCGCTGTGCATCCGATTTGACGACCATCGGCAGAGGCCTTGGCCTCGTGTGGAACTCGGGCACCTCCAGCCCGCGCGTATCGCACATGTCGCGGATGGTCGTCGACAGTGCGTTGTGGATTCGGTCGAGTTCGTCGCTGGCGCGTCCGTTGACCCGGCCGAGTGCCAGCGCATGCCACAGCGCCGCTTGATGCCGGTCCCGGTGGTCCCTGGCGGTCGGGGTGGTGTCCTTGTCGCGGGGGAACGGCTCGACGTGGCTCACGAGCGCGTCGTCGCCGTGCAGTACGTCGCGGCGCTCGCCCTTGCGTGCACCGTCGCCCAGGTTCGCCTGCCCGACAGCGGTCTCGGTGAGTCGATCGATCCACCACGGCAGGTCGGCCAGGCGCTTGCGCAGCTCCGCGATGCAGGCCTTGCACACGAACAGATCGGTTGCGCGTTCGCACCGCTTGCATTTGGTCAACGGTTGAATCCCCTTACCATCTTGGCGAATTGGACATCGATATCGTGCTGCTCGATCTGGGCGAGGTATTGGCGTTGCCAGGGCTGCAGTGGCATCCCGACCTGTTCGCACATCTGCGTGATGCGATCGGCGTCGCCGTGCCTCATCGCGCACCACCTGCCGCAAACGCGCCGAATGCCTCTGGACCCTCGTCGAATCGGCACCAGGTCTCGTAGCCGTCGGTGAACCGCTTCTCGATGCGCCACTCGCCGTCGCGCTTGCAGATCCGCCAGGGCGCGGGTGGACGGTTGGGCCAGAACGGGGTATCGAGTTTCAGGTCGAGGGGATTGCGAAAGGCGAACACCGAATCGAGGGTGTAGGCCGACGGCGACGGCTTGCGCGGCTCGTCGTGCAGCTGGCCGTCGTAGAGGTACCCCTCGATCAGCGTGCCGTCGGTGAGCTGGATGGCCACGCGCCCGCCCTCTTCCAGCCCGGGGCAGGTAAACCACTCGGGGCCTGTTTTCTGGGTCATCGTGTCTCCGTTCGCATATCGATTCCTGGGGCTGTGGTCGCCGCTGGCGGGTTTTCGGGCCGTTCGGGACTATCCGGTCGCGGCGGGGGGATTTTCGAGCGCTGCCCGGGCTCTGGCGGCCCCGGCTTTGGCGGTGGCCGAGCGGTCGACGTGATCGCAGACGGAGAGGCCGTTGTAGCCGTCCTGGTCGCACAGGCGGCACGCGGCGATGGCCTGGCGCTTGGCATCTCGCTCGCCCTGGTGTTGTGCGCGTTGCTTGGCGGCGGCGAGAGCCGCGTCGTCTGCGGCCCACTGGGAGTACTGCTCCCGGTAGCGCTGGCAGGCGCGGCACGGGTCCTCGGTGCCGCCAGGATGCTTGGGGCAGAACTCGGGGGGCGGCGCGCAGCGCTCCCCAACTTGAGTACTTACCAAGGTGAGTTCCCCTACCCCTACCCTTACCCTTTCTCTAGAGGGTTCGGGCACGGTGCCGTCAGGGTTCACGGTTCCGGCAGGGTTCTCGCACCCTTCGGGCACGGTGCCGTCAGGGTTCTCGCACGGTTCCGTCACGGTGTCATCGGGGTCGGGGTCAGACGGGTCAATCTCATTGGCGACCTTGGTCGCCTCGGGCTTGCGCAGGCGACGTAGTTCGATGGCCAGCTCATGGCGCAGCTTGGGCGAGGCCACCATCACGGCACATTTCAGAGCGCTCTTGAGGTACTGCGGGTACCGGGTGACCTCGGTGGTGCGCATGTAGGCGCGCACGAACAGTTCGTCAGTGTCCTCGTCGTAGAACACGAACCGTTCGCGCTCCAGCTCGTCGAGGTCGGCCTGTAGGTCTTCGACGGACATCTCGTTGCACCCCTTGGCCCACTTGGTGATTTGAAGTGGTTGCATCCCGGCGCGGTCGAGATCCTTTTGACTGAGCAGCTGCGCATAGGTACATTGCGCGGTGCGTGTGAGCGCTCGGAAATGGCCGTCGCGCCAGATTGATTCCTTGAGCATTCCGGCCGAGTTAGCCACGGTGTTCCTTTCTCTGATTCGCGTGCATGTATTCAGACTGCGGCACGTTCTGCACCCCCCTCACACCCCAAAATCTCGGGGCCGAACATCGGGTCCATCTGTGCCTCAAGAGCCGCCGTGCGTGCCCGCTGGCGCGTCTGCGCGTGGTGCTCGGCGTCGTAGTGCAGGTGACACCCCTGGCACATCGCGCGCAGGTTCTCGTCGCGGCAGTCCTCGGGGGTGTGGTTCAGGTGCGCGACGGTGAGCACGACGCGGCTGCCGGTGCCGTAGGCGGGCTGCCCGTTGACGTTCGTGCAGCGATCGAGGTGAGTGCCACGCAGGCACTCGCCCTCGCACTCACAGCGGCCTTGGGCGCGTTCGAACCGGATGCGGCGCGAGATCTCGGGCCATTCCTTGGGGTAGCGGACGCGGTTCTCGGGGCGTATGGGCATCAGGCCACCACTTCGAATAGGGGATCCATGATGTCTAGCAGCGGATCTTCGCCGCCACAGCTACCCGAACACACCGCGTTGCGGCTGAACTGCTCGACCTCGTCGGGGTCCGCGTAGGCCCCGCCCCATCCCCAGCGCTTCCGGTGATCGGGAATATCTGCACGGTGGGCGATCTCGTCCTCTACCTCGCCAACTTTGAGGATGAAGGGATCATCGGGGTATGCCACACGCCAGCGATCCGCCTCGCCGGGGGCGGCGTTCGCTAGGCACCCGCACTCACCTGACATACCCAGCGTTCGGGCGACGGGGTTGCGTGGAATCTTGGGAAACATGAGCCGATAGGTACGCAGATCGGCTTTGTGCCACACCGCCATGGGAGAGACCCACAGGATGGTTCCCTCCGGGTCGGCGTAGGGCACCGTCGAGCGCACCTTCGATTCCGGGCGCCTGCGGCCAGCGATGAATACCACCCGGTCAGAGCGCGATCCGCTGATACCGAGGTCGTGAGGTACGCGGGCGAGGGCGCGCTGTTTGAGTCGCTGGTACATCACGGCGTGCGCGGCCGGGCCCGGGAACCCACCCGGCCATGCCCGAACCAGCTCGCCCGTCTTTAGGCTGCGCGCCATCACATTTCCGCGCACCAAATCGAAATACCCCTGGCCCGGATTGGGGCGGTGTTCGATCAACGGCAGACCCCAGCTGCTAGCGGTATGACGCACAAACTCGCGAGTGGCCTCGATGCCCGTCTCGGTGTTGGCGTGCACATGATGCGTTGTCACATCGCGGAATACGTTCGCGACCGTGTAGGAGTCATCGCCGCCTGAAACCAGCGAGCATGTCGCGACGATGTTCTTATCGCCCGCATGTTCAGAGATGGCCTGCTCGTACTTTCGCCACGAGAGCTCAATGAGGGCGCGCAGCCGTGTTTCACGCTCACTGCGAGTGAGCGCCAGGACAAGCTCTATGGGTGTCGGGTGCTCGGGATGAGGATTGAGCGGGTCATGCTCAATCGGAACGTCATCGACATACCCGTACGGCAAGTTTGGTTCTGGTTGACGATGCCTGGACACCCTCGCGCTACCGCTCATCGGGCCACCGCCCCGGGGTACTGCTCCCATGTGCGCCGGTCCAGCTCGCGCCCGGCGCGCTTCTTGCCGACGCGGCGGATGGTCATGTCACCGGCCGGTGCAAACGGTGCGTGCGCGGGCTTGCCGTCAACCAGCAGTCGCACCTGACCGTCGGTTGACAGGAACGCCGCAGGCGCGTTGCACCCGTGCAGTCCCAGGCGTTCCGGTACCCACTCGCCCCACTGTTTGAAAAGGAACGGCACACCAGCGGCCACGCACTGATCGCGCATCGCGCGCGCCCAATCGGGATGCATCGGCCTTGCACCAGGCCCGGATTCGCCGCCCACGATCACCCAGTCCAGATGCCCGATCCAGAACACCGAGTCCTTCCCGAGCGGGTCACCATGTAAGTCGATCGGCCCGAGTAGTGGTTCGGCACTGACGAACCGCACTGCGGCCGGGGTGTCGAGCAGTGCCGGGATGCGTAGGTCGGCGCGCTTCTGATCTTCTGCGCTCACTCCCAACCAGACGTTGGGCAGGTAGTGCTGATCTAGCGAAACACCGGCCTGGGGCAACCAAACATCGCGGTCGAGCCCCGCCACGCCAACCCGCGCCCAGAAGGCATGACTACTCAGGAGCGACCGCATGCGGTCGTGGCGTTTGGTGAGCACCTGGAAGGTGTGGTGCGGGGCGAGCGCCATGACGGCGAACACCTTCGCGATGTACTCGTCGGGCACATCAGAGTGGAAAAGGTCGGCTTGTGAGCAGACGAAGATCTTCTTCCCGTCACGCTTTCGGAGTGGCCAGTCCAGACGGTTCGGGTGGAGTTGTACCGCCAGACTCGACCCGATGCCTTCGCCGTCAAACTTTCGGCCCGCGACACGAATTGGTGTCGATCGTTCGATGTAGCAGTTCAGGCATCCATCACTGACACGGGTGCAACCGGTCACTGGTGACCATGTGGCGTCGGCCCATTCGATGCGCGTCTTGTCACCCATGAGAGGCTCCGACGGCGTTTGACTCGATGTATGCGATGACTGCCAGGATTGCGGCGGCGAGCTGGAGCGCCCGACCTGTGCTGCGGAATGTGATTGGGCTGCCGCCAAACTCACTGATCACTACGTCATCCCCTGCTGCTGTCACGAATCCGCCGACACCCACGGCGAACCCGCCCAGCCCGTTTTGAATCGGCTTGGGCAGCTCAACGACGGCGTAGCCGCGTGATTCCAGTAGCTTCGCCGCCGCATGGAGCGGGTCTTGTCCGGGGCGGGTGACTTCGGGGGCTTCACCTAACGGTTCTGTGCCGTCATCTGTTTGGTTCACGGGTGTGCCTTTCATGAGCCGCTGGCCTCGCCGGTTCCGGGCCAGAGTGTTGGGTAGACGGCTGCGGTTTCGGCCCAGCAGTCGCGGCATTCGCGGGCGATGAACCGGGCGCGGAATACCTGACCGCAGCGCTGGCACCAGAACGAGAACCACGGCCGCGGATCCCGGCCCGGCTTCGGTGCGTGCGTACGGTCGTAGCGCGGATTCGGAAGGGATGTCATGCGCCTGCCTCCAGCCCGAATAGCCCTTGCTGCATGGGCTTTTGGAGCCGCGACACGATCAGCGGCAGATAGTCGGCCTCGCGTTCGATCGCGATGCACTGCCGGTCCTCGAGGATGCACGCCTCGGCGGTCGTGCCACTCCCGGCGAATGGCTCCAGCACCACCGCGCCGACCGGGGTCACGAGCCGCACCAACCAGCGCATCAAGTCCAGCGGCTTGACGGTCGGATGCTGCACACCATCGGCGTTGGGCCGCTCCGATGTTGGCGCCTTGGCCTCGTAGCGGAACACGGGGAAGAATCGGGAAGCTCCACCCTCGTCGGCATACTCGGCGCCCGTAGCGGTCATTCCCCATCCAGCACCGGATGACGCGCCTCGCGGCTTGCCTACGCGACTGGTGGACGTGCCGCTCTGCCGGTCGAGCGCTTCGGCCTGCTGCTCATCGAGGACTACGTTCGTGGGCCAGCGGCCAATGTTCGGGTCAAACCCCGAAGTACCAACCCGGGATCCGGGCCCAACGCCAAGCCCCACATTCGTGATTCTCGACGGCGTGTTGCTTGGCGACGCGGGCACACTCTTGCTGGTTCCAACCCGGCAGGCATCGATGTTCAGCGCCCCGGTGCCGTACTCGAGCACGTTCGCGGCCACGGTGCCGGACAGGGGTTTCCGGGCGACGACGATGGGTTCGAATGCGGGCTTGAGTGCGGTACCCCACCCTTGCCATGCCTGCGCATTCTCGGTCAACTCGAGCCTATACCCGGACAGTCCGGTGTCCCGCCGGCCAGCACCATCACGGTTGCCGCGGCGCTCCGATGAGACGTAGTCGCCGCCCATTGCCGCCTTGCGCTGCGCGACCGAGTTCCCGCCGTGTCCGGATTCGGTCGACGCGATGGCCTTGGACACGTCGAGCGATTTCGGGAACCCTGAGCCGTACAGCCAGGCGATGCTGTCGCGGATCTCGAAACCGGCGTCCTCGATACCGCTCGAGAGCCGGTGCCAGGTGCGCGAGCCGCCGAAGGCCAGCAGGTGGCCACCGGGCTTGAGGATGCGCAGGCACTCGGTGGCCCAAGCGGTGCACCAGCGCTGGAAGTTGAGCATTGCCGCCGGCGAGAGGTCATAGCGGCCTGCATCCATCGCCAAGCCTTCGCGCTGAGTCCTCTGTGGCGAACCATTGCGCCGCTCAGACCCGAACGCGCCCGGCTGGTCCCAGTCCTTGCCCATGAACGCGATTCCATAGGGCGGGTCGGTGATCACCGCGTCGACGCTGCAGTCGGGCATCTCGCGCAGCACGTCGAGGCAATCGCCGTGGTGCAGCGTCACAAGGTCGTCTTGGTAGTAGGGCGCGGTCATGCGCTGACTCCGAACAGCTCCAGCTGCCCGATGGGCTCGGCCTCGGTGGCGAACCCGAGAGCGCGGTCGAGTAGGTCCTCGGTCCAGTTATTGCAGCGCCAGAACTCGGCCTTGGCGTCGGCTTCCTGCTGCTCGGTCGGCGGGCAGATACGGTCGCCCATGTACGCGTACCCGCACGGATCGCTCCCGCATCGGCAGAACTGGTGGCGACGTAGGTTGTTGCGCTGCGCGGCGGTGGCGCACTCGCGCATCTCGGCGACAAGCTCGGCCGGCAGGGAGCGCGCGTACTTGTTCAGCTGCGCGGCGGTCACGGTGACGACGGGGATGCCCCTCGATACGATCTTGCCGCGTCCGCACTCAAATCCCTTGAGGTGAGCCGGGTATCCATCTGTAGGCAGGCGGGTGCCGCCGTAGCAGGACTGCATCAAACGGGTGACACCTGCGGGACCGATGAGGCAGTCGCGCATTGTCCACCCGCCGACCATTCGCAGCAGCCAGCGTTGATCTTCGGTCAGCGTCATGCGACGGCCTTGGCTTTCTCGCATTCCTCGCGGGCCAGATCGCGCAGGAGCTCCGAATAGGGAAAGCCGTGGCGTACCAGCTGTTCCCGCATTGACTCGTACTTGATGCCCATCCGGCGGGCGGCCTCGTGGTCCGGTACGCCAATGAATTGGTATTCAGACCACCTGCGCACGAACGTATTCCCGGTCTCCGGTGGCAGCTCGGGGTCCAGCCACATCACCATGTCGCGGACATAGGTTGCACAAATGGACTGTCCGCGCATTATCTTTCGCAGTCTTTCGGCAAGCTTTCCCGGGCTGCCGTTTGCGGTGGCTATGCCGGCCATGGTCCAGCCGATTGCCTGCAGCTTCTCCAGGTGCTCGCGCACAGGGGTGGCGTCGATGTAGCGACGGGAGATGGACGGGGCGGTCATCGCGCGGACTCCCGCTGTTCTGCGTAGAAGTCGCGCAGCTTCACGAATGCTTTGGCGGTGGCCTCGGCGTCGCCGAATGCCGAATGCGGGCAACGGTTCTCGACCTTGAGGGCGGCGAGCACGTCGGCCAGTCCCGGCAGCTCGGACGGGTCGCGCCCGAGTGCAGGGGCCGCGTAGGCGGCGAGGTCGGCCAGGCGGTAGTGCCAGTGCGTGCCAACCTTGCGTGCGACCATGGCTGCGTCGAATGTCGGGTTCGATCCGGCAAAGGTGTTGCCGCTCAGGATGTCGGCGAGGTCACTCCACGCTGTGATGGTGTCGTCGGGATTGAGCATTGCGTCATACACGCCGCGTTCGAAATAGCGGTTGACGGCGAAGGCCTGGGGCTCGATCGAGACCTTGGACAGGTCGACGTACGGCACGAATTCGAGTGTTTCTCCGGTGTCGACGTTGATGGCCGCAACCTCGATCGGCGCGCACTGCGGGCCGAGGCCGGTTGTTTCCAGGTCTACGACGATGAGGTTGCGGGACATCAGGTCTCCTCTACTTGGTGGGGATGGTGGGCATGACGGGGGAGGGCCAGCACAGCAGCGCGAGGCCCTTCTCCTTGGCGATGTCCAGGCACTTGGAGACCAGGACGTTGGGGTCATGTGAGACCGAGCCCGCCAGCTCCCCGTTGGCCTTGGCCTGCTCCACGGCCGTCTTCTTTGCCTGCTCGGCAACCGCAGTCGCGGCGCGTTCCTGGTTGAGCTGGTTGATCTTCTGCTCGGTGCCGTCGTCGTAGTCGATGGTCGGCACTGCCACGTCGAGGATCTCGACTTGCTCGCCCACCTTGGCGGCCAGGATGACCTTCGCCTTCTCGGAGAGCTCGGGCAGCGGTGAGCGGTCGAGGTTCTTCGGTGCCAGTGGATCGAACGACGCGAATACCTCGTTGAGTGCGACTTGCAGGTTGCGAGTCACCAGGTTGGCGCGCACGTTGTCGAACGTCTTGTACTGCATGAACAGTTCGGGTGTCGCGTCCTGTTTGATCTGCCAGCGCACAGATACGTCGGCGTCCGCGGTGGAGCTATTGCCCAGACGCACCTTGATTCGGCTGTCGCCCTTGTGCTGGTCGATCTGCACGGCGCCGTCCATCTCGGTCACCTCTGACCACGGCGCCTTGAGGTGAAGTCCGTTGGACAGCGTGGTGCCGGTCGGCCGGCTGAACGTTGTCTCGATGCCGATCTGCCGGGTGCCGACCACGGTGGTTGAGGCGAACACGAGGAAGATCAGCGCGAACAGGAACGCCACACCCGCGCCGCCGAAACAGATTCGTTTGTCGTTGCCGCGCTGCATGAACAGCCCGACAATCACCGCGATCACGGCGATGACGACCAGGATCAGGAAGAACCACATTGAAGCTGGCATGGTTGATCCCCCCTTACTTGCCGAGGTTGGCGGCGTAGACGGGCACCCCAAGGGCCTCGGACAGCTCGCCGGTTACGTGCGTCCAGGCATCGCGCACGAGGTGCTGATAGGGCTGTGGGAATAGACCGAGCCCCAGTTGCCCCTGCGAGATGTTCAGGCGCAACCAGCACCGAATCTCGATGACCGGGTAGTCCTCGAATGGTCGGGCCGACAAGGTGATTTCGCGCGGTACCTCCAGTTGCCGCGTCGCGGTGCCCGCCTTGGCCGATACTTCCTCGCTGTAGGTCAGGTTCACGCTGCTGGTGGCGCGCCTGATGCCTGACTCGAATGATCCCTTGCTCGATGCCCGGATGCTGTCGACGATCTCCATGACATCGGCGGCCTGGTGCGAGGTGATCAGATGCCCGGCTTGTTCGATCAGGTCGCCGAATTCCAGCTGGCCGTGGAACCTGCCGTCAGCGGCATTGAACAGGGTGGCCCAATCGGGATCGGCGACGAATTGCAAGGTGAGCACGTCATTTCGGCGGGTGTAGTCCGCCGTCGCGTCTGTCCCGAGTTCGTTGTAGATCACGCTGACCTGGCCCTTGTCCCGGTTCCCCCAGACGGTCGAGAGACCTTGCAGTAGTGGCCGGCGGGTGACCTCGGCAAGGAATGAGGCTGTGTCGGTGACGGTTCGGCGCTCGGGTGCGCGCGGCGCGAACGCGGCGGGCACCTTGCCGCGAACGTCGACAACCTCGGTCTGGAGGCCGTTCTCGCCGTTGGCGGTGACGAGGTAGAGCGAGGTGTCAGCGTCGGGCTCGTCGATCAGATCGGCGTCGTGCTTGGGCAGTGTAATGGCGTTGTCGGACAAGGTTATTACTCCTTTGGTGTTGGTGGATTACTTGATGCCGTAGAACATCGATGAGCTGTCACGGGACAGGCGGCCCTCGCCGTCGTCAAACCAGATGGACTTGACCGATTCCTCGACAGGCTTGCCGTCGACATCGATTTCGATTCCAACAGCGCCGGATTCGAGTGCGGTGATGGTCGCCTTGACCGTGATGGTTCCTCCCTTCTTGCCGGTCACGTGGGCCGCCTCGACGCACTGGGCCAGCAGCTTGGAGGCCTTGAGTTGTGCGCGGCCCTTGTCATGCGCGGCCAACACGACGATGAAGTCGGTGGCCTCTCCGGGGCCGACCTCGGTCTTGGCCTTGTCTTCCGTGGTTTCGTTGTCGGACATGTTTATTCATTCCCTTCTGTTGTGGTGGGTTGGTTCAGAACGTCGGTCACTACCTCGGCCTCGGCTTCGGAGAGGTCGTTGATATCGGCGATTTCGCGGCCGACGACAGTGGCCAGATAGGTCAGCGTCTTGACGGTGGCCGCATCGCCGCGAAGGGAATAGCCCGCGTTGCCGAGCAGGCCGCGGATGGTGCCGATGGTCTTTTTGGTAGCCAGAAACTCACCGCGCGAGTTGTATTCAACGGGGTTGGCCTCGGGTGCTTCCTCGACCTTCTCGGGGGCTGGTGCCTGCTCGGGAGCTGGTGCCGCTTCGGCCTTCGGTTTGTCCGGGGCCTTGGCCTTGATCTCGTCGGTTGTCACTCCCGCGACCGGCGGGAACATCTCGGCTTTGTCGTAGCCGTCGCGGGTGATCGAGGTGTAGGTGATGCCCATCTGTGCGACATCGCCCGCATCCCAGGCGCCGCGCTTCTTGCCGATCTTGGTCTCCAATTGCGCCTGTGAGACGCCGATGGCGCGGAATCCGGCGATCATGTCCTCAATGCGCTTGGGCAAGGGCACGCCCTCGCCGTTCTCCAGCGTGGCCTTGCAGATGTCCTGTGCCGCTTCGGTGAACCACTTGGGCAAGATGGCGTTGATGCACTCACGGACAGCGCGAGCACCCGCATTGTTGTTGTTGTTCGTGATGTCACCAAGGTCGGTGAGTTCTTGGCGGCGCCCCTTTGACATGCGGGCATGAGGGACGATGAAGGTGCGCGTAGAGCGGGTGTTGGTCTGCACATCCCACGCCCACGCCTGAACCTCGGACTCGCCCCGGGAGTCGTCGCGGTGCAACTCGTTGACGCCGTACTGCACGTTGCCCCAGACTCGCGCGAGTTCGCGCATGAGGTGCACCGATGCGCCGTTACCTCGGTTCGGCACTTGATAGAAGGCCTGTTTCGCCATCGCGGATCGATTGCACGTATCGCGCATTTCCGCTTCGGCGCGCTGCATGTCGCGCGGGATCTGCTGGGCCACGATGACGGCGGATTGGACCTCGGCGACGGCGCGCGACTGTTCGACTGAGGTGGCTTGGCTGACCGTTGTGCGCGGTGCGGGTGAGATGGGCTGGTAGGGGGTGACGGTCACTGATCGAGTTCTCCTTCTTGCTGGTAGGTGGCGTAACTGGGGAGCGATACCGAGTGCACGTGGTCGCCGTAGCCGGGCCAGTGGTCATCGGCGACGCATTGGGCGTAGAGGTCGATGGCCTTGCGGTTGCGGCGCCGGCCGAGGTCGATGTCTTCGGGCTTGAGCTCGACCACGGTGATCGGGTAGGGCGCCGTTTTGGACTGGACGACGAACAGGAACGCGGCGTCGTCGGCGATCTCGCACGCGGCCAGGCCGTCCAGATACCACGGCGCCTGCTGGTGGTAGCCGTATTCGGCTGCGGACTTGGCGAAGTGGCCCGGGTAGGCGCTGGAGCTGGTCTTGTAGTCGACGACGATCAGCCGTCCCCGGCCGGGGTTGGGCAGCCAGTCGGGCCGGAACCGCAGGCGCACGCCCGTCTCCCGGTCGTGCCAGTACCCGGACAGCTCCGGTGTCCCGTCGGCTAGTAGCGGCCCGGCGAGCGGGTGCTCGTGAACCCTGGCCGCCATTGCTTTGGCCTTGGCCACCTCGGCGATGTGCATCGGGATCTGACCGCGCTGGCGCGCTTCCTCGGCCGCTGCCTGCCACATCGCGGTGGCAGTGGGCGACTTGGCGGGGGAGCCATCCTTGTTCAGCCCATGAACGGCCGGATCTAGCTCGCAGATATCGGCGCCTTCGCCCAGCACGAACTTGTGGGCCACGTGCCCGAAGTCGTATTGCGGCTGGGGTTCTGGCGGCTGCTGTTGCTGGTGATGGAAGATCTCGGGCGAGGACGGCGCCAGCAGTGCACGAGCACCTGACGACGACAAGCTGGTGCGGTCGGCGTGGTAGACCTCATCAGGAATACCGCTGTATAGGCCGTCAGCGGTTGGGATTTCGGCGGTAGTTGTCATGCGGCAATCGCCTCTCGTAGCTCTTGAATCCGCTTGATGGTGTGCCGCAACCCGGCACCGTTGAGCGGGGTTATCAACGCAATGGAGAACGGGTATCCCGAAGCGGGGCAAGGCCTGGTCACGGTGTCGAAATGCCCCGTGATATTGCCTCCGCTGGAGCGCTTTACTCGGGCCCAACACACGGGGCAGTAGTACCGATTCACTCGTTAGGCTCCAGATCCTCGACAACCGGATGGATGACCCGCGATGGGTCGAGGGTGAGCGCGAGTTCCGCTGTGATGGGTGAGAATTCGGCGTCGTCAACCGTGATCGCCACTTTCACCGCGATCTGGTCACGGGCCAGTTTCGCCGGTCGGTTCGCGCGCTGGCCAACGATGCGCAGGCCATCAACCGGCCTGAGTCCGTCCTCGCCAGCGAGTCCGTACCTGTATCTGGACGCTTCGAGAATCAGGAACCCGGTCGCGGTATGTGTTGTGCCCTCGGTCATTACGCATCCGCCTTGAGCACGGCGCGGGCTTTGTCCCGGCTGTCGCGATCGGTGAAAACCTCGATGAGTGCGCGCTCGGCGCCGCCGTCGGCGGTCCAGGCGCATCGCGGGTCTGTACCCGATTCCTCGACGGACTCGCGCCACGCTTTCTGGTTGGCGACCAGGACGGCGATGCCGAGATTGCCCAATCTCTCGAACAGGTCTGCGATTTCGAGATCAAGAACGATGTTCACGACGCTGGGGGAGCATGCTCGTTCGGCCTTGTCGAACGCGGCCATGAGTTCGTCGAACGTCGGGTTGGGGTCAAAGGTGGTGGTCATGCTGCACGCCCCTGGCTCTGCTGCGGTGCGGAAGCGTAGGTGTCGGCGTATGACTTGAGCAGTGGCGCATGGCGTTTGCACCACACCTTCACCGATCCGACGATGATCTGGGCCGACTGATCGAGGCTGTAGCCGCGCGCCGACAGTGCCCGGTATGAGTACCGGATGCCGTCGAAATTGGGTTGCGTGTCCAGCTCGTTGCACACGCGCCAGCCGCTCGTCGTCACGAAGTCATCGGTCACCGGGTCGGCGTGCGAGTCCGGTGATGCCAGCAGCAGCGCGGCGAGCACCGCGATGACAGCCAGCACGACGGTGATCGCGTCGTAGCTGCTCAGCCGGGGTCGGCGGCGCCCGTGCGACCGCCTGCGGATATGTTGGGGCATGCCAAGTCCTCTCAGTAGGATTGGTTGGTAGGGGACGCTGGCGGTTTCTGTTTGGCGACGGGACCGCCAGCGTCTTTATCTATTCAGTTGTGGGACTTGCGATTACTTGAGGTTTTGACCCAATCGTGCGGTGATGAGTTCCATCCCTCGCGGCAGAATGCGCAAGGTGTAGTGGGCACAGCTGCCCCATGAGTGCGCGACGACGTGCTCGTGCGCTTGGAAGTAGTGCGCGAACTGCGCGTAGTGGTCGTACTGCACCGCGCCGCACGGAGCGTGTTTGGCGAAGATCAGCCGCTCATCCAGGAGCCACTGGCGAAACTCGCGCTCGCGCATGCCGAGCAGCTTGGCGGCTTCCCGGATCAACCGTGACCCGCCCTGTGCAGTGAGGTAGGTGTCCGCAAGGTCGGCCTTGGGCGAAAGCTCGGCGATCCGAGCGTCCTTCGCCTCGATCATCCGCTGAGCTTCGAGCACGGCGGCGGCGAGTAGGTCGGTGCCCGTGAGCGCGGGCGGGGCCGTGGCGGTCTCGGCCTCACGGGTCTTGATGACGAAGTATGTCTGCGCGGCTGCGATTTCAGGCTTGCGTGGATCGCCATTGAGTGCGACGAGATAGCAGGCGTACCGGGAGAGGTGGTAGTCCTCGACCGCTCGCTGCGCTCCATTGCCGGTGGGGACCAATTTCCCGGCGCCGGGAAATTGCGTCGCAGGGTCGTACCCGGCGTTGCGTGCAGCGCTCTTGGCGCGGTTGATGGCGTCGGCGAACCGCTCCCACTTCTCGTATCCGAGCAGCGGCATGAGATCGCGTGCCGACCAGTACTCGCGGCCTCCGTCGGTCAGGTGTCGGATGGCGTCGAACGGAGATGCGGCGACGAGCGTGCTCACGAGGCAACCGCCTTGGACTGATTGCACCAGGCACGCAAGGACTCTCGGGACACCGCAACGCCGGTCATGTCGTGGATTTCGTTGGCGATGCCCTGCCATGACTTGCCCTGTGCCCGGCGTGTGCCGACGAGATCGGGGAGTCTTCGACCACCGAGCCGAGCCTCAATCAGCAGAAGTTTTGCGCTCATGCCGAAATAATTACATGCATGAAATTTGATTGCAAGCATAACTGGGCAATCATGTGTTTACTTGCAGCTCAAGCATGCAATCTTCTTGCATGCAGGTTGCAGAGATGTCATCATTTACCCATGACGACAGCGGAGAAGGTTCACGGGAACGACTGGGTTCCGGCAGACACTCTGGCCGCCAGGGTTGTTGTCCTGCGAAATGCGCTCAGGATGAGCCGTAGGGAGTTTTCCCAGCTCACTGGATTGACCGAGAATGCCCTACAAGGGATTGAAAGCGGGCGCAGTCCGCACAAGCTCACGGAGAAGATTCAGGCGATTCATCGGGCGACCGGAGCGAGCCGCGAATGGCTTATGTGGGGCGGGCAGCTAGCCACGGAGGGGGCGAGTAGCACAGTTCTTACTCACGAGTAA